ATGCGATCGCTACAGTTCAGCGGAAAGCCGATTGAAATTAGTCCAAACCGTTTATACAACTGTAGCTACCTTCCTATCGACCACACTGATAGTTTTAGTGAGTGTATGTTCCTTTTGCTATCTGGTTGCGGTGTTGGTTATAGCGTTCAAAAGCATCATGTAAAAAAGCTACCACATATAACTAAACCATTTAAAGGTAGAACTAGAAGGTTTGTTATTGGCGATAGTATTGAAGGTTGGTCTGATTCAATAAAAGTTTTAATTAAGTCTTATTTAGGCTCTAAGAGATCATCTAAGATAAAGTTTGACTTTTCTGATATTAGACCAAAGGGAGCTAGGCTTGTAACCTCTGGCGGTAAAGCACCAGGACCACAACCGTTAAAAGAGTGTTTAGTAAAAATTAAAGGTATATTAGAAAATCAAAACGATGGAGAACAATTATCAACACTTGATGTTCATGATATTATTTGTCATATTGCTGATGCTGTGCTTGCTGGTGGTATTCGCCGGGCGGCTCTTATAAGTTTGTTTTCAGCTTATGACGAAGAAATGATTGCTTGTAAATCAGGTAATTGGTGGGAGACAAACCCACAAAGAGGTAGGGCTAATAACTCTGCTGTATTAATGAGACATAAAATAACAAAGGAATTTTTCTTAGATCTGTGGAAACGTATTGAATTATCCGGAGCTGGTGAGCCTGGCATATATTTTAATCACGATAAAGACTGGGGTACTAACCCTTGTTGTGAGATAGCTTTAAGGCCATATCAGTTCTGTAACTTGTGCGAAGTTAATGTAAGTGACGTCACAAGCCAAGAAGATCTTAACAGTCGGGTTAAAGCTGCAGCCTTCATTGGCACGCTTCAAGCAGGTTATACGGAATTCCACTATCTAAGAGAAATATGGCAAGAAACAACAGAACGAGATGCGCTTATAGGTGTGTCCATGACAGGGATCGGGAGTGCCGCTGTGCTCCAGCTGGATATGAAGGCCGCTGCAAGTATCGTAAAACGAGAAAACACCCGGGTTTCAAAGTTGATAGGTATAAACAAAGCAGCACGTACAACCTGCATCAAACCAGCAGGGACTACGTCGCTAGTGCTGGGTACTTCATCAGGCATACATGCTTGGCACAACGACTATTATATAAGAAGATTAAGGGTAGGTAAAAACGAGTCTATATATAATTATCTGGTTAAAAACCACCCTGAACTTGTAGAAGATGAATATTTTAGACCACACGACACTGCTGTTATTGAGATACCACAATCAGCACCAAAAGGTTCTATATTAAGAACTGAGTCTGCTTTTGACTTATTAGAACGAGTTAAAAAAGTTGCTACCGAATGGGTTAAACCAGGTCATAGAGCTGGATCAAATACTCACAATGTGTCTGCAACAATTAGTTTAAAAGCTGATGACTGGGAAAAGGCTGGTAAATGGATGTGGGATAACAGAAAATGTTACAATGGTTTATCTGTATTACCTTATGATGGTGGTACATATACTCAAGCTCCTTTTGAAGATATAACTAAAAAAGAGTTTGATAAGTTAGTTAAACACTTACAAGATGTAAATTTACAAAATGTAGTTGAAGAAACTGACGAGACTGATCTATCTGGTGAATTAGCTTGCGCTGGTGGATCTTGTGAAATAACAAGCTTATAACTAAAACAATTATTATGAACAAATTATTTTTAACTATAGCTCTAGCTTTTATTACCAGTATAGCTTCAGCTCAGTTTTCTGTATTAACTACTTTTAACGAAGGAGTTGATTCAACATGGAACGTTACAGATAAATTAGGTATTAGTTACCAAGTAAACGATAAGCTATTAGTAGCTGTAACTAAAGATGGTGACGATGCTTATGAATTATTAGGACGTTATGATGTACACGAAGGAGTTTGGGCTACATGTATATATAACAGTTATGAAGATGAGTTAGCTGAAATAAAAGATAGGTTAGATATAGGCGTAGGTTATTCTTACTGTTTATGGAAAGCTCTTAATATTGAACCTTATTTTACAATGCCATTAAGTAAAAACGATGATGGTGAAAGAGAAGGTGAGTTTAAATTAGGAGTATCGTATAAATTTTAACATCATATTATTAAATAAATAAAGGGAGCTTTCGCTCCCTTTTTTTTATAACTAAATATTTGTTATGCAACAACAGAAGCTACAAATACTTCCATTTGTACAGCAGCAGCTGCTGAATCAGCAATAATAGACTCTAAATTATTTAGTGTAGTTATTATAGTAGCCGCATCATCATCAACAGCAATACCATCGCTCGGTGATCCCATAATAAAACTTTTACCAGCTTCTAATAGTATAGTAGCTGAAGCATCTGCCGCGGAATCATCTTCATCAACATCAACCTGTAGTGATAAGTTTATAGGATTACTACTATCAAGATTTGTGCATCTAATATACTTTACGTTTTCTACGTCAAGAGAAGAATCAGAAGCACCAACTGTAGCATGAAAATTTACTAACGTAGTATCAGTATTAGCTGGTACTGTTATAATTCTATGATAAACATCATCAACACCAGCTACAGTCAGCGTGTTTGTTGATCCTCTAGCCGCGCCGTTTAATGTGACGCTTTCTGTAATTGTAACCGTTAAGTCTGCCATATTTGTTTTTTTATATTACTTTGTATTTTGTTTTACCATCTTTTCGATAAGCTTTTAAACATCTATTTCTGTTTTTATCAGGTGATACATAACTAATATGCACCCAGTCAGGATTATCATTATTACCAAACTCCCATATCATTTGATCAAAGTCTAAGTTTTCTTTTATCCACCAATACATCTCAGCGTTCGTAGCCTTACCGTATGTATCGTCTATATCAATAGCTTGACCTTTACAATGTTGTGATTTAGTTGAACCACCAATAGCTTTATTTAAATCAGGTGATCTAAAAAAGCTATTAACTTTTATTGGTCCATTTATAAATATCCTAAGCGGTTCGAACACTTTTTCGGCAACAAGCTTCATATTCGCTAACTGCTCTTCATTGGGTTCATTGTCTATGCCTTTACGTATAGCTGTTATACTATGTATACCTTCTTTATATGAAATATGTTTACTAATCATGTGCTTATTATTACGTCTACATCTTTATTACTAGTACTTATTCTTAAAAAAAGACTATCGTTTCCAACTGTTGTTTTTAAGTTTATATCTTTCATATCTACAAAAAAACGAGTACCATGAGTAATAGTGTGGTCTTTTATAATAAAAAACTCACTTCCATTGTTGTTTATAAATAAAGAAACATCAACGTCACCACTAGCAGCAGAGTTAGCAATATTAATAGATTTTAATTTAGGAGCATTAGCACCAGCTTGTATTATCTCAAAATCTTCAGGCGCACTACTAGTAGTATGCTTCTGTAATCTTTCAAGTTTTACGCCCGGCGAAGGTAATGGTTGCGGTGCCATTTATATAACTATTAAGCCGCTTGATATATAATTACGTATTCTAACTCCATATTAGTTGTGCTAGAACTTATATCAATATCTTCTTCACCTTCATAAGGTATGAATAAGTAATCACCACCATATAATCTACCTATAACACTATTACCACTAGCTATAGTTACAGTAAAATAATCAGTTGTAGAAGTACCTACATTTTTAATAAATACTCTAGCGTGAGTGTTATCATCATAATCACCTGCACTTATAAGAGTAGTATCACTTTGAGCAGCTGCGTATTTTCTTCTTTCGTGTTTTTGTTGATCTAATCCTATAGTAGTTCCTGCTTTATAAAGCGTAGAGCTAGAAGATATAGACAAAGAGTTGCTGGAAAGATCAGAACTGCTAAGTGTTAAAGTTGCTGTTGTTGTTGCCATTTGTTATTATTGTTTTAATTGTTAATTTATCCTTTTGTAAAATAAGCATATTCTGCTACAATAGTACCAGATGTTGCTTCTAGTTGTACGGCTACACTACCTGAGTTTTGTCCAACAGGTACAAATAAAAACTCTTCAGCAGCTAATTCAGAAAATGATTTACCATTTTCTATTTCTACTTGTAGTGTTTGTGAAGTACCAACATCACTAGCGTCTTTACCAGTGTGTCTTAAAAACAAGTACCTATTACTACTATGTGATGGTAATATTATTGTGTTACCACCTGTTGTATCTGCAGCTATTTTACTTAATCCTACTTGAGGATCAGTAATTGTTAAGCTGTCTGTTACTGTAAAATCTATTACATCGCTAGCTGCGTCTGTACTTGATAATGTTAATGTTGCTGTTAATGTAGCCATATTTATTTATTTATTAATTTTTCTACAGTACCGTCATCGTATATGTAGAGTAAAAGTTTATTTTTATTTATTATTGCAGGTCTACCTAGTAGATCTGTTATCATTAGTAGTTTTTTATTACCTCGCTTAAATAATGGTCCTGACCAACCATTAAAACAGTGGTCATATGTAGCCTGACATATTGTGTCCCACTCGTTTTCACAGCAATAATTATCTACGCTTATAACCCATGAGTAACACTCATCGTTTAACCAATAAGGATTACCAGGTCCTGTTATACACTCCGCCGCATACAAGCAGGAAGCTGGATCGTCAACGTTAGCGGTAACATCATAATTGTACGCACCGTTATCCATACATCCATAAACCACTTCAATACACGAACCATTATCAGTATTAGCCAGCGAATCATAGTTAAGAGCAGTGCTATCCATGCAACCATAAATATAATCAATACAGCTAAAATCTTCTGTGTTTGCTTCCGGGTTGTAGTTAAGCATGCTAGGATCAGTACAACCGTAAATGTAAGGCACGCAAGAATTATTGTCTGCATTTGCTAGTGGATTAAAGTTAAACATTGTTGAGTCTGTACAGCCAAACACGTAAGGCAAACAACTACCATCATCAGCGTTAGCTAACGGATTATAGTTAAACATTGTTGGATCAGTGCATCCATACAAAAATGCTATACACGTATCAGCCGTATTAGCGTTGGGGTTGTAGTTATAAGCAAGTGGCTGCATACACCCGTATATAACCGGTATACAACCGCCGTTATCTATATTAGCGGTAGTATCATAATTAAAAGCTGTTGAATCAGTACAACCCCATATAGCTAAAGTATTACAACTACCATCGTTATAGTCAGCTGTAAAACCTTGCGTATAATATTCTAAATAACCAGAGTTAGTACAACCTGGCGCATAATAACAACTACCGTCGTCTGTGTTAACTGTATCTATATAGTTTACTGCTAAACTATCCATACAGCCAAATGTTTTTTCTACGCACAAGTTACCACAATATGTTGGTGTTTTATATTTATACATTGGTTGTATAAATGGTGGTAACACTTCTATTATTATATTACCTAGTGGATTAGTAAGTTTAAATCCACAATGTGGTGTTGTTAACTGTGCTTGTGCTGTTACATAAAACCTAAACTCTACTGTTTGTGGTGCGTTTAAATTTATTGTAAAGTCTTTTGTGTAAGCAGTTGTATCTAAATAAAACTGCTGTACGTTTGTATCTTGTGTTACTTCTAAGTAAGAACCTACCCAACCATCACCTATTAAATCATATAGTGTTAAGGTAAAATCACAGTTAGGTACTAAAGCCATAGTGTTGGCTAATGAGTCGTAATTGTACATTGTTGAATCAGTACAACCAAAAACTCGCAGAGTAGTGCATGAACCGTCATCTGTATCAGCTAGAGGATTAAACTCTATGTACATCGGATCCATGCACCCCGGTATGGGAGGACAACCATCTGATACAAATACATGTATTGAGTCATTACCAAAAGCTGGATCATCACCATATACTAGTGTATCATTACATTGTATAACATAATATGAACCATCTAAACCACCCCAGAGCGCTCCGTTTAGCCCATCACCGTATGAATCATATATAATAAACGTTAGATCGCCTTCTGGTAAGCATCTCTGCTCCACTACTGAAGCATAATCAGGTTGAGAACCATAACCAACACCGTAAGTTAATAACGCACCAGAAGTATCGTAAATACCCCAACTAGTTTCACTTTGATATTGATCTAAATTTATTACAATAGTAGTTGGTACACAATTTGGCTGTGCAAACGTTATTATTGGTAATAAAACTAATAATAAAATTCTAATCATTTTTCTCCACATTTTTTCTTTGGATTATTCACCTGTCTCCAGTCTTCTTTCTGAAACCAGTCGCGTAATGTAGCACCTTTTTTACGAGCACCTTTTACGTTTGTTTTTGAAGAACGTCTATATTTACCAGCTTTACCAGACTTTTGTTTAGCAGCAACTAAACGTTGTCTTTCTTTTTTGCTCATACTAGCAATTTTAGCGGCAGGTAAACACGTTTTACGCGTACCGCCGCCTTTTTGCTTTTTCTTTATAGGATTGTTCTTCTGAACGTACACTATTACTTCTTTTTCATTTTCATACCAGCAGCTTTCTTCATCATCATAGCTGCTTTCTTCATCATCATACCTGATTTTTTAAGTTTCATAGCCGACTCTTTCTTAAGTTTCATAGCAGCTTTTTTCATAGTTGCAGCTGAGTCTTTCATTTTTTTCATTTTCATAGCTGAAGCTTTTTTCATTTTCATTGCAGCTTTTTTCATTTTAGTAGCGGCCATATCATTTTTACCTTTACCATCTACAGCAAAATCAGGAACCATTTTACCATCAGGTCCTTTTACCATTTTCATTTTGTTTTTAGCTGGTGACTTTTTAGCCATTTTTGTTGGTGCTTTTTTCATTTTAAATATTTTTATTTTTTATAAAGTTAAACATTGAGTTACCTAAGTCTTCGCCCATTTTACTATCAGACTTATAGTGAGCGTGGGCAACTCGTCTACTATAAGATATATTTTTAGCAGTCTGCATAAACGCTGACTTACCATATTTCATTTTTAACACATTACCTATTAACATACCTTGTACTGAGTGGCCTGATGGATATGATGGTGTTTTCATAGACTTCATTACAAAAGCAGATAAATTTTTATCTAACTCGTATGGTCTAGGTCTATTATGATATTTCTTTAGCTTTAATATCACAGGTGCTGACTCTTTTATAAGCTTTTTAGCTATACTTTTATCATAATCTTCTACACCTTGCTCTTTAGCTGTTTTAGCAAAAGCAGATTCTATATTATCAAACTTTTTAACAAAGTCTTTTTTTAAAGGTATTTTTTTAAGCTCATTTATTTCTGTTCGAGTAGTATAACCACTATCAACCGGTGGTTTTCTTTTTTTAAATGGCTTTATATCAAAATCTTTAAACATTTTTTCTTGCTTTTCTTATTGCTTCTTTGCCTCTTCTAAATATAGCAGCAACCTCTGTTTTTTTCATTACCTTTGCTCTTTGTTCTCCTACAGTTAATATTTGTATCTTACGTGCGTAAGGCTTATTTATTCTTTTAACTTTAGCTACGGTTGCTCTAGCATCACTAGGAGTTGCAAATTTAATGCTTACAGTATCTTTTGGATTTTCATCTGTATATAAACGTCTACCGCTACCTTTAGGTTTTTTACCTGTACCTTTTATAGGATCTTTACGCTTAGCAATAGGTGAAGCTTTTACACAACTACCTTTGCTAAATCTAGTAGTACCTGGTTTTCTTTTATACCCTTTCCAACACATTATTTTCTTCTTTTAGCAGTATGCATGTTAATAAACCAATTAGCTAGCTGCTTGTCTCTAGCTGTAGCTCCTTTTCTAGCTTTTAATTTTCTAGCTTTAGTGACTGTTACATCACCACCAAATAGTTTAGATATTCTAGCCTTTAATACACCTCTATACGCTTTGCTCATGCTTTATCTTTACCAAAACGTTTTCTAACTATATCTTGAGTTTTTCTCATTTTAGCAGCATAGCTAGGATTTTTTTTACGATTAAAAACTATTTGTTGATTTAAACTAGCTATTGATTTAGCTAAAGTTTTACGCGTTTTTATTATAAACGTAGCTAATGCCGATGGTGATAACGTTTTAAATTTACCTTTAGCATCTGGTGCGTCTGAGTGTTTAAAATCACCCATACGTTTTTTAAACGGATTATTATTTTGGCTGTACATTATTTTTTCTTCTTACCGCCACCAAATTTACTTGGCCCACCGGCTCTAGTACATCTTACACCCCAACCAGAAGCATAAGCACTAGGCCATACTTTAAACTTACGTTTAGCAGCAGCTTTACACGCTGCAGATATTTTTTTTAATGCTGAGCTTTTTTTTATTTCCATAATTTATTTTTTAACATCTCCATCTACGTCTAGCAGCTTTACCTCTTTCACCTGTCCAGTTTTTTGATCTAGCACAAAATGATTTTCTACGTTTAGCTGCTTTACTACCTGGTTTTACTTTACCTGTTACTGCTGTTTTTAATTTACTACCTGGGTTTTTTCTTCTATATTCAGCAACACCTTTAGCTGTCATACCAGCACCTTCTTTAACTGTTCTAAAGTTACGATTTTTACCTTTAGTTGTTTTTCTAGGTTCGTTGCTCTTTTTTCTTTTAAATAATGGCGACCCATCATTTCTACGTCTACCACAACTAGTTACTGGCATAGGATTACCCTTCTGTATATATTGTTTTACAGGTGATGCTTCAAACATGTTATTTTGTCTTTCGCTTCCAGGCATAATTAAAAGTCACTCATTAATTGATTATCTATTTCTTCTTGTACCTCTTCTCTAGTTGCTACCATTTTAAATGATAAGTCTGCTTGAAACCTAGCAACTTCTTCACCGTCTTTAAATATAATAATAGTAGGTACTACAGCTATTTTATATTTTGTTTGCGCTTCTGTATTTTTAGCTACATCAACATAGCCTATTGTTTTACAGTCTTCTAGATCATGTACCCAGCCGATATCGTTAGCACTATTCCAAGCAGCATTAAACTGTTTAACTTCTATTTGACTATAAGCTGTGCTAGCAAGAAACACAAATACCATTATAAATATATACATAATGTATTGTGGCCAAGCTATTTCTTGTTCTTCCATTATCTATTATATAATTTATCTTCTATTTTTTCTAACGTAACTTTTATTTCTTCTACATCTTTTTGTGTAGTCATAATAGTGTTACGTATCATTTGATCTTTCATGTCAAACTCCATACGAGTTACTTCTGGATCAGGTGGCGCAGGTAATTCTTTTGCTTCAGCAATATCTGCTTGCAAAGTAAACCACATGCCGACTAATGTAAATATTAAAGCAGCTATACCTGCCAAAGTTTTTATGCTTATATTAAAGCTTGTTTCTTCATTTAATTCTTTTGCCATTTTAAAATGGGAGTATTGGTTTAATTATTTTATTTCTTACAGGTTTTCTTTCAGCCGGTCTTTCAGCCTTGTCTTGCTTTGTTTTATTTTTTGGATTTAATGTTTTTGATTTACCAATAAAACTACTTCCTGTTCCTTCTGCTAACCCTTCAACAACTGTTTCTGAAGCTCTTTTTGAAATATTTTTTAAATTTTCCCTCTGTTTTTCATATTCTTCACGCGCTATTTCATCGGGTGTTTTCTTATTTTTATTTCTTTTAAATATATTTTTTATTTTTATTTTTTTCACAGGTGTATTACCAAACCCGCTAAAACCTTTCATTTTAAATATAGAAACGTTAAACTTAGATTTATCTATTTTCTTTTTTCCTTCTTTCATAATTGATTTTTGATTTGGATCAATTTTTCCACCAGAGTGTTTTTGTCCAGATTTATAAGCTCGATATAAATATTCTAACCCAAGACCAATACCAGATCCTCTTAAAACTTTAGATAATGTACTAATAGGTTTTATACCTTTTTTAATCTGTGGTTTTAATTTTTTTACAAATTCTTTAGCTGTTGTTTTTTGAGTTTGAAATTTATCAAAGTTTTTCTTGTACAAATCTTTTATGGTACCATGACCTGATTTAGCGCCGTGTATATTAAACTGTTTCTTAGCGTTTGCTTTAGCTTTTACATGATCAAAATCTAATGGAGTTCTTATAAATCCTTTTTGTTTCATTGGTGAGTTACCAAACCCACTAAAATTTTTCATTTTAAATGCCATAATGTTAAAATATTACGTAGTTAACTCCAAGTTTGAAGTCGTACCACTCTCTGTTCCAGTACTTATTGTATTTACCTTCAATAAAATACCCTAAATTTTTGTTTTGTTTTATCCCGTATATCAGCCCGCCCGAATAATCGTACCACTGATCATCTTCTATATAGTTATGATAGCTAAACTCGCTACCATCGTTGTAATGCCAAGGCATTAGATTACCCCATACATGTAACCAATTTTTCTTTGTATATTTATAATAATCAAAACCAACAACTATAGAGTGTTGTATAATTCTGTCTAGTTCGTTACGTTTTTTTGCTACGTAATCAGAGATCACTCCTGGTATTACAACTGCTTCCCATACTTCAGGACTCGTAGCAACTAAAGTACCGTTAGGGTCAAAGTATTGATCGTTAGCAACGTCTATAGTATAACCTTCTTGTATTGCTAGATAAGTATAATGTAAATTACCGTTTGATAACATTAATTCAGCTAAAGGATCATAACCGTATGGTTCTGCTAGCCTATGAGCCGCACCAATATTAAACGATAAGTTTTTATGTTTTCTATATCTATATCTTTCTGATGCTTCAAAATATTCCACGTCTGCAAAACCATCTTGTAAATACTCAAATTTTAAAGCAAAAAAGTTTATACAAACATCTTCGTCGCAACCATCATCTGAACTCCAACGTATAAAATGATGTTGATCCATATAATCAACACCTTCTTGTCTTTTATAATCTACTTCAAATAAATATTCTAAACCTCTAACTTTACCAACCGTAGCGGCGTCACTATAGTTAGCTTCTGTACCGTCGTAAAACGTTTGTGCTTTGTTTTCGTAACCAAACCTAGCTATTTTACGAAGACCAACTGTAAAGTTGTAATCGTAAGGCGTGGATATAGTTGTAGTTGATAGTTTATTATCAACTGAAAATACTTTTACATCAGATAATGATGTACCACCGTTAATAGCAGCATAAAATGTAGAAAACTTTAATAGTTTTTTAACATCTAGCTCTTGCGCACAACAACTTTTTGGCGTTGAACAAGCTGTTAAAACAACCATTAGCAATATTATTAATTTTTTCACCACAATACTTTTTGTTTATAATTACTTGTTTTTTTAATGTTTTACATGCCTTTAAACCTAGGACCTCTATATTTCTTTTTTCTTTGTAAATCATCTTCAATGCCAAGACTCCATTTTGTGTAACCACTAAACAACATAACTCTTTGTAACGCTGTATATTCATTATTCATAGCGTCTCTAAGATTTGTTGCTTTTTGATATATTCTATTAGCAGGTGGTCCAGCTACTTCAATATAGTTAGTAGCGGCAGACCAAGCAGGATTATCAGCATCAAAAGTTTCCATTTCGCTTATAATGTTTTCGTTATAGTTAAGTGTTTTTTCTGCATTAACTAGTTTTCTAGCTTTAATACCTACAACAGGTGAAAAGTTTAATAACTCCATTAGCACAGCGCTTTCATCTTTATTATAACCCGCTTCTCTTTGTTCTAAAAATTTAATAGCCATGTTTTTTATAGTTGAAACAGCAACTCCGTATATACCAGATCCTCTTAATATAGTATCTATAGTACCATTAATAACTCTTTCTTTTTTCTTTAAAAACTGTTCGTTTTCTTCTTTATCGTCGTCAAACATGACCGCAAACAGTGCTGTTTGTAAACCATAGAATATTAAGTTTTGTATAGCGCCATAATACAATATTCTAGACATGTTAGACGCGTCACTTTGGAACTGGGTTGTATTCGGCGGTGTTATTCTTCTATTAATAATATCACTACCAGCTTTTTTAATTATTCTATTGTACTGTGATGGTGTGTTTAAAAAGTTCAATACTAACTTACCTATCCACATAGCTTGTTGTTTTGACGTCATGTCAGGTCTTGCTGATTGCTGCGTAGAATTAGTTATATCTTGTAAATCAGTAAACGCTTTTGCTTCTGCTTCTTTTTTACTTAAACCATCTTTAATATACTTATTAATTCTATTTCTATAAAAAGCAGCACCTCCAGTTGCAATAGCAATACTATCACCTATTTGTGTAGGTAAAAATCCTAGCTTAAGAGCTTTACCTGTTATAATAGCTACTTGATCAAACATATTACCAGGTCTAGCTTTTTTAATAGCTTCAGCAAGTTCTGCACCGTTAATATCTGTTTGTAAGCCACCACGTCTTTGCTTAAGCATGTCTGAATTAAATATAAAAGCAAAATCTTTCCAGTATTGTTTTTGATTTGCAAAAGCTTTAGCAGCCGCAATTATATTATTATCAGCAAAGTTTATAAAGTTTATATTAGATAATTGCTGTAACAAAGCAGATCTAGTGTTAAAAAACATTACACCTGAAACAGAAGCGTTTAGCCAGTTCATAAACGCGTTTGGTCTTGCGCTAGCTCCTTTTGGTCTATTAACACCAGTCTTAATTCTATGAAGCATGTCTTCTAAAGCTTCCCTAAAACTTTTACCGTAAGCAGCTTCTATTTTATTAAGATTAGCTTCATCAAACATCTTGTCAGCGTTTTCGTTAAACTCTGCAAAATAACTTGCTCTACCAACTCTACCAGTAGCATCTACTAAATCTATTCTTATATTACCAGTTTCCCAATTTGGCCCTGGGTCTACATAAGCCTCTTGTCTAGATATTTTATTTACTGCTTCAGCATAAGAAACAAGATCCGCGTTATCTGTTACTATTTTTACTAAATTAGCTTGATCTGTAGCAGCTAAACCAGGTATAGTGTAACCATGTTTGTTCCATAAATAAACTCTTATAGCATCTTGATAAGTAAAATCTTTATCTGGTGTTTTTTTAACTAACATATCGTTAATATCAGAAAACTGTTTATTTAAAGATTTATAATCATTAGCTATAGCTTGTTTAGCTGTGTCTATTTCTCTATAAGCTCTATTTAATGGTCTAACTAAAGCTTGCTCAAAAAATTTTCTGTGACTATCACCTAATCTACCTTTACCCATAAAATTGTAAAGTAAACCTACAAAGTCTTCATGCGATGGTGGTATAAAAAATCTAAACTTACCTTTACTTTCACCACGTTTTCTAGCTTTCATAGCTGAAAAACGTTTTTTAGAATCAATACCTGTAACGTCTTCAAGTATATTGTTAAAGTTTTCACTTATACCTAAACTAAATTTAGATTTAGCTTGTTGTACGTTAGACTTAATATCTAACTGCTCTAGAGCATTTTTTACAGCTTTAACATTAGGTAAAGCGTCATCTACAAAATACATGTCATTATAGCCTTCTGAAAACTTTTCAAGCATCCACATGGCTTTTGCTTCACCTGTACTATTACCTAAACCGGTTATATTTTCAAACGGTATATTTATACCTTTTGTTTTTAACCATTCATGTATTGCTGTAGCGCTTTGTGGTGGCCTAGCTGTTAGTACAAATACATTTTCAGGACCAAACTTTTTAACTTGATTACGCATTTTTTGCAATAGTGGTCCTTCAATACCACCTCTTACATTTACAAAATCTGTAAAATCAAATTCATATCCTAACTCAGCATATCTAGGTCCTTCTATAGGCCACTGCCCGCTACTTATTTTTATTTCTTCGTCATCTTTTTTAGCTATAATAAAGTTTTCACCTTTATCAATAAGCGTTTCATCAAAATCAAATGTAGACATACCTCTTGATTCTTTGTTTGTAATTCTACCGTTTGATATAGCTTTAGAAAGCTTGTTTATATCGCCTATCGGTTGTTTAAACTCAGGTTGCAAACCAAGCATGTTACGTATAGACTCTTCATTAATCACTGATTGATCAGATGGTTTTTTTAAACCAGTCAATGTGTTTTGGTATTGAAGTGTAAAACGAACATATCTATCGTTTTGCATTTTACCTTTTCTCATTACTTTTACATTACTAGTTCTTTTATTCATTTTAGCTTTAGCGCCTGAATTAAAAACTCTTAACTTTGTTTTTACTTTACCAAGATCTTTTATATAAGGAACACCTTTTAGTCTAGAGTTTTCTACAAAAGAATAAAGACCTAAACCTAAAATTTCTATAGCTTCAACACCACCATAAGGTTTTGCTAAGTAATGATCTATAAGTGGTTGCAGGTCTTTTGAAATAACTTCGCTATTTCTAAATATATTGCCTGTAAATTTTTCTTTAACTAGTTCATTATAAATAGACTCAACCATAGCATGACCAATAGGATTTTTAGTGTCCATTAAAGGCTCGTTTGTTTTATTTTTTTTATTGTAAGCTGTTACTTTTTCGTTATAAGCTGTTACAAGTTTATTTATATCACCACTAACACTTTTTAATATTCCACCAAAATTAATACTGTTTTCCATGGAGCTTTTAGCTATTTCAAACTTTCCAGTTTTAGTATTATAAGATGAAACTACTACGCTACCCATGGGTACTTTAGAGTCCATTTTAACTTCTAAATTAAGTCTTTGACCAAACAGTTCTAATGATATATCTGCTAACCCACCTTTTTCAGTAGCTCTTTCTTCAGCAAGTTTCAGTACTTCTGGTGGAAAACCGTATGCTTGTAAAACTTCTATCATAGCTTGTTCTAAAGCTCTACCTCTATCAGCAAACTCACCAGATTTATATAATTCCTCTGTTCTTTCGCTTATAGATAAAGAAAATTTAACAGTATCAAAAGAAGCTAATTCAGCTTGAGTTTCATCTGCAGTTCTAGATATTTTTCTAAGTTTAGCTTCTACAATTTTATTTATATCCTTTGAGTTGTTTATTATATAATCATCTATAATTATATCAGCTTTTCTTTTAGCTACACGTCTTAATAAAGCTGTACGTCTTTCTGTTAAGTTTCTTTCGTTGCTTTCTAAAAACCACCTTATATACTCACGTTTATTAGTAATATTTTTTTGTGTGTCTTTTACGTAATTAGTCTTTTTACCTGTTTTCTTACTAATACCAGAATAATCTTTTTTACCTGTTTTTTCTTGCTTAAACCAAGATTTATAAGCTTTTCTTATAACCGAAATACCTAAGCTTGGAACAATCTCATCGTACTCATTTCTAATCCAAGCTTCATATTCTGGAGTTGGTTCTCTTTTGCCTGTTTTTTTATTTTTAGCAATTTTAGGAACGTTATCATCAAGCATTTTACGTATATCCGTTAAAATTAACTTTTCCATTTTAGCTTCTAAATTTGCAGGATTTTGTTCTATTAAAGCTTCAACGGTCTGTAATACAGCTGCATCGACAAACTCTTGATCTTCTAGTTGAACGTCAAAATCTTTTAAAGCTCTAGCTTTAGTATCTGGAGTAGTAGGCTCTTGTTTTTTGCCTTGCGTATCATCAGCTATATCTCTAACATCTGGATCATCAAGCGAAACATCTTTTCTTTTTGTAGCTAATTTTTTAGCAGCATCTAGTTTAGCAAAACCAATATCAGACATAATACGCTCACCTATAGTTATATCTTCTTTACTATCAGCTTTTCTTTGCGCTTGTGGATCATAACCCATTAATCTGTCACGAGCAGATTCTATAGTAGCTTTTGTTTTTTCAGGGCTCATTTTTAAACCCTTTATATAGTTGTTTATAGCACCACCTGATAAAGCTATTGATTCAAATAAATCGTTAAATTCATTACTTTTTCTAAACTCATCTTGAGTGTATTCAATACCTTGTTCTTTTAATTTATCTTTTAGTTTTTGCTCTATTTCGTTTACAGCACTAACCGCTCCACTTCTTGATATAGATTTTGAAGCTTTTCCACCAACAACTTCTTCGTCAGGTGGTATTTGTAAAGATAAAGTTCTACCTAAAGCTCTGTTTTGAAAACTTCTAATATAAGCTAAAACATCTTCAGCTGTTCTCATATTAAACAACCAAGATTTATTTCCAAAAGCTTTTTTATAAACACCGTTTAAAAAAGACTTTAAGCTTAACATAACGTTTTCGTTGTTTTTAGACACTATACCAGCATTAATAAATTCACCGTATAATGGTTTTAACTCGTCTAATCTTATGCCTCCTTTATTTATATATTGATCTAATCTTTTTCTTGCTGTTTTATATCTTTCTTTTTTAAGATCACCTCTTTGATATAAATTTTCTAAATGATTACTTAATTCTTTTAAAGCTTGTTTGTGTTTTGCTTCAGCTTCTACGCCAGTAATAACACCTGCTTTTATATCTTCTAAATGCTGTAATTCGTGAAGAGCAGAATAAGCTATAAAAGCTCTTTGGTCTCTATTAAGAGCTGGATCTTTAAGATTATTTATAACGTTGTCTTCTATTAATATTATTTGATTTAAGTTTTCTACAACAGTACCTGGAGCACTTTTAAGCTGATTAGAAAGGCTTTCGTACTTATCCATCGTTATATCTCCTTTCTCTACTAAACCTATTAAATGTTTTTGTGCAGCGGCAAAATCTTTAAACTCTAAAGTATCTGCGTTTTCAGTATCTTGAGCTACTTTTAAATAATTTTTATATTGACCAAAATAATAAGCAGATTCAACATCAACATTATCTTTACCTAAAACGCTTTGTAAAGCCTCTAGTCTTCTTTCTTCTGGTTTTTTTCTTAATTGTTCGTTTTCGTTAACTAAAACGTTTATTTTATTTTTTATTTTTTGTAGCCTTTTGTTTTCATAATTTGTTCTTTCGCCAGGTCCTTTAATAGAACCTTGAGACATAGCCTCGCTTTTAAGCTCTCTAATTTTTGCCATGTTTTCAAAAAGCGTACGTATATCGCTATCGTCCATGTTAGCAACATCTGCAAAAGTAGTAAAATCAGCTAAAGCAGCTTCTTTCATTAGTTTCATTATTTCTACTTCGTAATAACGCATTTCTTCTTGTTGAGCAGGTGTTAATGAAGTTGGGTTTCTTTCTAATAAATTATCATAAGAATTTTTTAAATCTATTAGTCTTGCTTGTCTTTCTGCGCTTTCTTTTCTTTCTTTTCTAGTAGTAACTTCACTTCTAACTGAGTTTATAACACTCATACCCATAGAAGGACCTTGAATAGCTAATGATGAAAAAACTACGTTCATAAAAAAATCTGGATCAATACCATCTAAAAGACTCTTGTTTTCTTTTAATACAGCGTTATCAACTAAGTTATGACCTATTTGTGTTAATACTTCTTCTGTTGTTTCAACACCAGTGTTAAAACCATAAAAACCTACGCCTTTAACCACGTTTTTAAAAGTAATAGGACCAGTTGATTTTGCTACTTGAGCTAATCTTTTCATGATATTCATAGTACCTAAACGCTCTGCTACCATTGCAATACCGCCATACGTTATAGAAGAAAAAGCTTTATCTCTTTCAGTTACGTTTAAATCATCTTCGTATTGATCTATTATTTTTAACAACCTTAATCTTTCGCTTTCGTTTTCTATAGTAGACAACTCTTTTCTTAATTTAGGTAATTGTTTAGCAGCGTTTCTTTGTCTTTCTTCTAAAGAAGCTAATTTAGAACCTCCTTCAACAAGACCAAAGCTAGCAGAAATAGCAGTTGCTGCTCTATTAGCAACAGCTTGTTTAACAACACCTTTAGCCGCTGCCGCATATAAACCACCAGCTAATAAAGCACTAGAAATACTAAAAACATTTTCAGAAACAATATTGTTTATAATTTCACCAGACTCTCTAAATGTTAAATCTTTTGCTCTTTGTGGAAGAGGTAGCATAGCTTCTTTTTTAAGCTTTAATAACTCATTATAGCTATATACCGCGTCATAATCAAGTGGATCTCCAACGCCTAACCACTTCATTATTCCAGCGCCTTGCATAGCTGCATCACTTAAAGCTAATTCAAGATTAATCTTAGATCTTTGATCAAAACGATAACGTAAATTAAAAGCTTTCATAGCAATATCAGCATTGTTTGTTTTTTCTACGTTGTCGTGAAACTTATTAATTACAGGTGTTAGCTTATTATATTTTTCTATTAAAGCGTTGTACTCTTTTATTTTTTGTGGAGAAGAGTTTTGATCTACTTTACCTATTTTTTTAAACTCTGACTCTAATTCATCTATTTGTTTTTTTAGACTACTACTTTTTTCTTCTATATAATCAGACATAACTTTACTAGTGTTCTGCCCAGCATATCCTTTCCAGCTTTGTATTATATCAATATTTCTTTCAGGATCTGTAAATAGTGGTAGGTTTTCAGTACCTTGTGTTTTAAGTTTTTTGTCTTTTTCAACAGCATCCTTAAACAATGTAATATATTTTTCATCAACTTCATCACTAGCATCGAATACGCTGTAAAAATCGTTTTGCAAATTTTCTTGCATTTCAGCTCGCAGGTTATCATCATCTAAAGTACTTATATATCTTTGCGCTGCTCTGTTTCTTTCTTCATTAATAGCAACCTCAATATCACCTTGTGATACTAAGTCAAAATTAAAAGTTTCATTATTTTTAAAGTCTTCATAATCACTATACTTTAAACCTCTACCTTTTTCAAAATAAGTTTTTAAATCTTCTTCTTCGCTTGTATTGTATCTCTTTTTAGAAAATATACCAGCCTGTAGTTGTGTAAAGTTACCTTCTCTATCTCTATAATCTTGAAATCCTTTGTATTGAATATTGTCTATGTTAACATATTCGTTTGTTGAAAAATACTTATTACCAACGCTTTGTATAACGTTAGGACTATTTCTAGTAATATTATTCATTATATTATAAACCTCAAACTTAGAGTCAGGTTTAGGTGTTAAAGCCTCTGCATCAGGATTTTGTTGTAAAAAATTTTGTAATGACTGAGGTCTAACAAACACTGTAGAACCATCTCGCAATTTATATTCTGACATGTTATATTATACTATTTAATTTTTCTATTAATGCCGCGTCTTTTACTTCTTTGCCTCCTGGAAAATAATATTTGTTACCTTCTTTTGTAAAATCATTATATCTTAACTTTCCTCTTATTATTGGATTTGTTTGATCTTGTATTTGCGTTTCTGTTAAGGTATTTAAGCCTTCTGGTTTGTTTAAATTTTCACCTTCAAATATTATATCAAAAGCGTTACCACTACCAATTGTACGCTGAAGCTTATCGGTATAGGTTCCTTTTTCAGCGTCTGCTATGTTTCTTTTATAAATCGAAGTAATACCGTTATTTGTTACAGCTTTGTATTGATCTTTACCATCACTATAGAAATAAGGTTGACCATTAGCTAGTGAGTCCATAAATCTATTAACATCGTTTTCAAGCACTTGTTTTTCTTCCATAAATTTTATTTCGCTAATTGATGGTTTTTCTGGCAGTTTATTAGCTGGATTATTTGGCGAGACTTTCCACTCTTGTTGTTGTTTAAATTTTGTTTGTTCTACACCGTTCTGAATTAAATAATCTTTAACATCAGGGCTATTAGGATTTAAAGCTGTTTTTAATTCATTAGTTACACCTTGTTTCCAAACAGCTAATTTACCCGCTTCTTCTTTAGTTAAAGTTTCTTCTGTTTTATCTTTACCAAACTCTCTTTCAATATATTTTTGAGTTCCATCAAAAACAGCTTTTGGAGTTTTAGGATCACCATCGTGATCTATTGTAACTTCAAAAGTAGGGTTGTCTATAAAATTATCAATTATTGTTCTTCCTGAGCTAGCTATACTACCATCTCTATTAAACTCAAGCGTTGAATCAAATAGACTACTCATCAATTCGTTAGGTGACATTTCATTAGTAGTCTTTTTTAGTAAAGTTGTATAAGTAGAGCCATCAGTATTTTCGTCATAATCTCTAGCAAAACCCATTTTAATAGCATCGCCTTGCAGCTGAATAGAAATATTATCATATTTATCAGATTGACTTAATGTTGCTTTTGGCCATTTTTCCATAGGAACCAAATTAGCATCATCGCCGTACTTAGTATATATTCTTCTTAAGTCATTAATATCAGTTTGATCAAGCTTATCTGCTTTTTGATACTTATCAAAAAAACTTGTTACTTTATCTATATTTTCTACAATACCTTTAGGTAAATAAAACTTACCATCTTTTATTTCTATATAATCATCTAAAATACCATCAGCGTAAGCTTGTTGAAAAATAATATCTTCTGGAAGATTAAGACCGCTATAACTAGCGTTTATTTGTCTACCATCAGGATCTGTAATAAAACCTTTGTGTTGTATATCATGTGCATTTTTTTTACTGTTTTGATAAATTGAAGTTTCTTCTTCTAAACTTGATAAACCAATATCTGCTCGTGATATTAAATCTCTACCTTCTTGTGATCTTCCTTTAGCTTCTTCACTTACAGGTAAATTAAATATTCCAACTTTTTTCTTTGTTCCATCGTTGTACATGTTTTGATAGTCTGTAATAGCTTTGTCTAAAGCTGGTATGGTATTATAAGCGTCTTTATTATCTACTTTAAAATCATCTATTTTAATAGAGTTTTTTTCATTCATTTCAAGCTTTTTATTAAAAGCTTTAGAAAATAAGTCTATAGCGATAGTACCAGCAAACTGCAAAAACTTATCCATGTTTCTGTTTTCTGGTTGTGACGGGGCTGTACGAGTTTTACCTATTCTGCTTAAAGCAGCTATATCTACTACTCTACCTGTTGATGTTTTTTTAGCCATAATTTAAATTTTTATTAAACACGAGCAAAAGTTCCAAAAGTTCTTTGAAACCAGCCTCTATTAGCAAGTTTAGATGCTCGTAAACCTTCTAGTTGACCAGCTTCTAAAGCTAATAAACCTTGTGTTTTTTGATATTCTAAGTTTCTAGCGTCAACAGCACCTTGCAGTCTCATTTGTTCAGCAGCAAATCCACCTTGTGCAACTTGCATTTCAGCTTGTCTTTCCATTTGTTGAACTTGAGCAGCGCCTCGTGCTCTTAATATATCAGCTTGTCTTGTTTGTTCTGCTAAACTAGCTGTAACTTGTTGTTGTTGTTTTAATTGTGCATTTGCTATTTGCTGAGCGTTTATCATACCCATTTCTTGCATTTGCTGCAAAGCGTTAGCTTGTTGTTGATTAAAAGCTTCTGTAGCAATATCAGTAGCGGTTCTATCAACACCAACCATATCTTCATATACGTTTTCAAAATCAGTTTGTATATTAGCGTATGGGTTTTCTACATCTTTAAAAATATTATCAGTACTTAAATCTTGAAAGTCACCTTTTAATCTGTCCATTCTACCTTCTGACTCAAGTATTTTATCACGATAACTTCTAGCAGTAGCATATCCTTTTCCTATAGTAGCGCCTACAAGACCTCCAATTAAAGCACCTCCTACGGTTCCTACTGGTCCTGCGATTGTTCCAATTTTAGCTCCTAGTGTACCAGCTGCTGCTGCAGCTCCAACAGATCCTCCAGCAGTTGCTCCAACATATAGGTTTTTAAAGGGTGATTTTTTTAACGCCATTGACTGTCTTTTCTTCATAATAGTTTTTTTATTATAGTTACACTTTTTGTATTTTATTTACTATTTAGCTGTACCATAGAACCTATACTAAACATTTCGGATTTTTTATCAGAGTTATTTACAAATTGTACTTCTGCATGATAACCTAATACGCTAGCTAAATTTACTGTATTATCTTTAGAAAACATATAATAATTATTTCCAGGTGGAATTGCAGACGAACTATTTATTCTTATAGTATATTCATTAAAATTAGATACAAGTATTTCTGATACTGGCCCTATCTCAATAGGACTAGTGCTAGCTCTATCAAAACCCGCTACTTGAGATGTTTGCAAGTAATAAACTATATCACCAACTTGTAAAGAAGTGTTTATTTGTCCTGTAAATTGTAATTCTATCATTTATGATATTTTTAATATGTTATCTATTTTTAAATTAGCTGTAATATTGTTTTCACCCATTGATTTTACAGCTATATTTGCTGTTATTGTAACAGAGTTACTACTACCAATAAAAGTAAGAGTTTCACCTTGTCTAATATTTTGATTGCTACTTAATATTACGTTAGAACCTTCTATTCTTTCAACGTAAGGTTTATTGTTAGAATCTATGGATTTTGCATCTACAAAAGTATTTGCAAAAGTTAGTTTACTACCAACTCTAAGCGTTTGAGGTGAAGAAAGAATAACAGCATTATCAGATTCTAACAATCTTACAATAGTAGGTGCTCCATTTATAGATTGACCAGCTAAATTTTTTCCTTCAACTAAAGTTTGTCCAACAGCTAGATCGTCAATATTGTCATTAAAAGCTATTTTAGTAGTTGATACAAAAGTATTATTAAGAGTTTTTTCTAATGCTTTAGGTTTTATACCAGATATACTACTTACAGGAATAATAGCGCTATCAGAAACGTTAGAAGTAGTTGTTGTTGTTAAAGCATTTAAAGTTGCTTTTAAGTTTCTTAACTCAAAATTAGTATTGTTAAAATTACTTGCCGCCTTTGCTCCAACGCCTGTAAATGTCAATGTTATACCGTCTGAAAAGTTTTGTCCCACACTGATTGTAATTTTTTTATCAGTAGAATCTATAGCAGTAATAGCAGGTGATCCAATTATACTACCAGAACTAACAGCGGTAATAGTATTACCTACAGATAAATTTTCAACATTGTTCAGTGTAACTATTCTTCCACCTGTAGCATCACCAACATCAACAACGCCGTCAACAGTTTTTGTAATTGTAGATTCAAAATCTTCTATTAAAGGCTGTCTTTTTATAACAATTCTTTTATCGTTACTAACTGTATAAGTCCAAGAAAGTGTTTGTTCTACCTCGCCAATAGGAACACTACTAGTTAAAACATCGTCTATAGTAACAAGAGAAGGAGATACATCTACCTCTACGTCTGTTGGGAAAGTAAGAACAGAAGTACTTGTTTCAGAAGAACTAGTAAAAGTAATTTTCTTTTTAGCATATTGATATATTTTCTTTGTTTGACTTATTTTAGATAAAACACCACTTAATTGTAGTTCTGTATCAAAATGAGGTTCTGCTTGTAATCTTACGCTATAAACAACATTACTAGTTGACGTTGGAAACGTTATAGCTTGTTGATATATACCACTACTGTTTAATTTTTCAAAAGAAAGCTTATCAAATGTTGTACTAAATTTATTAGATGAAAAATTATAATACTTAACCGTAGCATCGTCTGTAGTAATAGTTAATGAAAAAGTAGCAAAAGGATCACCAACAATACTTAGTTGTTTAACGCCGCCAGGCTCAGATATATGCTCTTCGTTTATATTAAACTCAGTTATTACATATTCACCGCTTTCACCTCTACCACCTGGTTCTGATTCTGTACCACTACCAGTAATATTAGTGCCTTGCCAGGTTAAATGTCTGCAAAGCATGTTTGGTTCTCTTGTTGGTGTAGCTTGATTATCATAAATAAACTCATGAGTACTTTTATACCACGTAATGTTTGTCCATGTAGAACTAGTACCAGGCACACTACCATCACCTGGTTTAAACTGCGCAAACCAAGGATGCAAGTTTATACTACTAAACGATTGATACAAACAAGGATTTGTTGGGTCACCCGGTATACATCCAACTGGAAAATTATTAAAAGTACCTGGCGTACCTTGGATAGGCTGTGGTCCAGTAGTGTTTGTACCATAAGCGGCATGATATATAGCTCTATTACCAACCATACCATGATTTCTACAGTTGTTAGTCACTTTTTTAAATTGATTACCCGTAATATAAGGAAATGTAAAAACAACACCCGAAGGAAAATTAGCAGATGGACCACACTTGCCATCGTGCGATGGTATTTGGCCTAAATTTTGACCACACCAACCACCATGTGTTTCATCACAAATTACATTCATATGAAATTCATCTGTATTAGGTCCATTCATATGAGCATAACCTTCTGACGCGTTATCAAAATAGTCGCATTTTATTAATATATATGCATAAGAGTTTGTTAACTGGTTTGGATTAAACTTTCCCTGATCTGAATAATCTTCATTTCTATGTCCAAAACTAGGTATAACTATACCATCTCCGTTTGGACTGTTTATAGCTGGTTTTATATTAAGACTAATTGCATTATAAGCTCCTATATAATTTAAAAGCAAAGGTTTATTAGGTGTTGTTATTTGTCCTTTTACCCCAGCATGCATATTGTTGATTGTAGGTAGATAATGAACTTGCCCGTGATGAGTTGGGTAATTTTGATCAGGACCTAAATAATTGGATCTTCTACTATACCCGTATTGTATTATTTTATAGTGTTTACCGTGTTCATGGTGTCCATCTATCATTTCAGGAAGCTTACCGCCATTAGTTGTAAAAAGTACTCTAAGCTTTTGCGAATCACATAACTCTGGAAAACTATTACACTGCATGTCTATTTCATTTCTATAAGAAGAATTTGGTGCAGTTGATTTATGATATTTAACAGTTGGGTGCATAACTTGACAATTATCATATAACCAAGAACCTAGCAATCTTTTTCTTTTATCCCATATTTTTATCAAATAACCATTTCTGTTTTGCGCTTTAAATTGAGCAACGTCTATTATATTACCTTTTGCATCTTGTTTAGATATATTTAAATTAAACCAAGGTAAACCTACAACAGAATCCCAATTTTGGTTTGAACCTAAACTAGTAATTGCCGATGGATCTGGAGGTGTTCCACCAACTGGAACTGCTGGCGTTACTCCACTAGAATGAAAAAATTTTTGCAACCATTGCGCCCATGAAAAGTTTTGAGTTGGCGTCATGCCAGGATTATAACCACCAGCACCTACTGGCGCGTTAGGAGGCACTGTCCAAGTAGTGGTGATTGAATAATCATTACCAACATTATCAAGATAAAGACCACCTGTACCAGTGTGAAATCCAGAACCACTTAAACCAGGTGTATATATAGGTGTTAGTCTAGGTGTCCAGTCTAAATTAACACCACCAACACCATCTCTATAATTATAACAATCCATTTCACTTGGAACGCAAGGGCTTGGCCCACCACCACAATCCCCGTTTTGTAAAGCTGTGTTACAATCTTGTAATGTTTGAAAAGCATTTAAAGGTGGTAAAGTAGAACCAAGAGGAACATCTATACATTGTGTACCGCCAGTAGCACCAGGACAACGATATTCTCTTTCTATTTCTTCAAGCAAAAACATTCTAACCGGTCTAACGCCGTATACATGGCATCTAGTAGCGTTTGTAGTTAAACCTGTTAATGAATCTACTATTCTAGCCTTTAATTTACCACCTCCAAGACCAAAGTCAGCTGTTGAAGTCCAATATTTATTAGAGTTTGGATATGCAACGCCATTAAAGTTAGCATTTGGACCAAGAAAATTTGTAGCTTGATTGTATTGAGAATTAGGACCAATATTTGTCATCATTAATCTAGCTTCCCTAGCAGAAGGTAAAAACCAGTCTTTATAATCTATAGGACCATCTCCACTTATTGGATCAACGCCTACTGTAGAATAATTAACACATAAATCATGAGCGTTTGTGTGTGTAATAGCTTGAACGTTTTGTGGGCCAGCGCCACTAAAATTAGTAATATAGCTTTGGTTTAAAGTATTATTTCTTCCATCGCCTACGTCAGGTCCAGATGGACTAGTTGTATAAGGAGCTCCGTTAGATCCTATAAAAGCAGCTGTTGGTCCATATGTTGTTATCCATGACTGTGGCATTAAAAGCCAAAATCCTTGTTGCTGAGCTACTATTGGAGGCAAGCCCATACCAGCGTTTTTTAAAGAAGGTATAGGTCTACCAGGTGGTATTGTAGCTTTCATCCAACCAAACTCAGCGGCTCCACTAACTACAGGCACGCCAGGACCTAGAACATTAGGATTTGCTAATACTTGCCAAGACGTAGGAGTAGAACAGCCATAGCCATAACTACCAGAAGGCATTTGCGAAATAGCAAGATCGTGAGGCCCTGCCTCAAAATAAAAACCAGTATTGTTACCAGGCGTTTGCGGTGTTGCAAATATGAAACCACCAGCAGGACCTGGATCACCTATATTATATGACATATTTATTTATTTTATTTTTATTTTGTATTGTAAGTACACATAGTGTTATCACTTTGGCAAACTAAAGGATTATAACCTCCACCATTAACATCAAGATAATAATTAATAGCAGTTGGATCAGTACATCCTTTGTGATAACAACAACAACTTAAATCAGCACCAACACCAACTTGCCCTAAAACTCTAGCTACAGAAAGATAAGCACCAGGCGTTGGAGTACCCATTGTTGATTGACCTGTAACGGGATCTACAAAGAAAAGCTCTGCTTTAGTACCAGCACAATCAGCACAAGTTCTATGAAAAACACTATCTGTAGTTTTAGCGCCATATTTTGGATAACTATTACTACAATCAACACAAGTATCTGGACTTAGCTCTCCTTCAACAAAATAATTAATTCTTTGGTTGTTACCACCATACCATCTTGCTCTTCCTTCTTCTTGTGTGCTACTATACCAATTTGGAGTATCATCTAATCCAAAACCGTTATATTCAAAGTTGAAAGCGTTTGGATCAAGACATCCAGCTTGATAACAACAAGCTGTTTCGTTACCGTTACCAGCACAAAGAGTTGGATCACCTGCACAAGTAGCATCTAGTTGCGAGAAAACACTAACACTATTTACAATATTACTACCATCATAACCAATAACAGGTACGTCTGCTTGCCAAACACCAGATTGTAAAGTATTCGCATTTGAATCATAATTAAAAGCACCAGCAAAAGCTTGTTTGCTATTAAGATCTACTACATATCCTTTGTTAACGCCTTTATGATAACTTAAAGCATAACCAAAACCATCTGAAGTATCTGAAACGTTGCTTGTCGTAACACTAGGAATTGTATGTATATATCGATGTGCAATATCATCTGTACATCCATTAATAGTACTAACACAACAATTTTGATTACTAGTATTAACATCTGTCCAAGGATCACCATCACCTACAGCGCCGGGTATACCCCAGCCAAAGTTACCGCTAGTACAGGCAGTATCTGTATTTCCTGCACTTGGATCTTGACAACCAAATATTATAGGGTAGCAACTACCATCATCTGAGCTAGCAAGTGGGTTGTAATTAAATGCTGGTTGACCAGGTGTTAAAGAACCACTTACATATCCACTACCACCACCACCATAACCTGAGTTTACAGCTGCTTGACTAGCTACGTAAGAACTAGGCATGTTACCATTATCTGTACAACCACTACCTTCATAAGTACAATTAGCATATGTACCGTTACTTGGAGTGTTATTTGGATTATGAGACGACATACCCCAATACTCAATTAAATTAGCTGTTGGATCATAATTTGTAGCGTTCCAACCATCTCTATTATCACTACCATCAATACTAGAAATAGGATCTAATGTTCCATCTTTAGAACAAACATCATAAGTTGTTAATGGTCCTGGATCTGTATATTGCCATAAGTTTGCTGTTTGTGGTCCGTTAGAATACGTTGTACCTCTACAAACCTTTATCATAGTACCTGGGTTATTTGGATCTTCCATTTCACCAGCGTGAAAACCAAGAGCAGGATCAATACAACCAATACAACTCGTATTTTCACACTGAGAAGGATTTCCGTTTTGACAGTTACCAGGATCACCGCTTGGATTACCAGGCGTTACAGCTCCTGGCGCTCCATAATTACAATAACCAGGACTTGTATCTGTACAACAATAAGTAGTGTACTGGCAATTACCATCATCAGCAGTTGCCGTTGGATCATAGTTAACAGCCGTATTATCTATACAACCAAACACAGTTTCAATACAAGTACTTATGTCACTACCAGAAAGCGCGTTTACACTATCATAACAACAATTAGGAGGTACTGTAACAGATCCATTTTCATCTATACCATTAGGATTATTTTGATTACAATCATAACACAAGTTTGGATCATAATTTATATGTAAATAACCACAATCACCACCTCCAGCTCCACAACCACTAATATCAGTACACTTATCACATCCAGTATAATTACCATTACTTGGATCACAAACACCAACCTGCGTGCAACCTATAAAAGAAGGTGGCCCTGTACAAGTTGAATTATTACAATATCCATATATATCAGGTTGCGTGCCTTGATAATGATCACCTTGGCTACAACCTCCGTAACAACAAGTACCATCATCTATTACAGTAGTAATATTAGGATCAAAACCTGAGTTAAGATTACCATAATAATTACCAGCATTTGGATCAGCACACCCGCTAACAGTTGCTCCTGCCATATCACAACAACAGTTGTCACCGTTTTGTCCGTTTATACAGTTAGATTGACCAGCAGGATCATTAACACTACCACACGATGCGTTTGCGTTTGGATCGTAGTTTGTTGCGTTTGAATCCGTACAACCCCAAGTTGAATAGTAACAACAACTAGTATCGCCAGGTGTATAAACACCATTAACATCACAACCTGTAAACCCAGCATTATAATTAGCGGCTGTTGGATCGCTACAACCCACGCAAGTATAATCACAACTTCCATCGTCTATATCAGCATTTGAATCGTAATTACAAGCACCTTGATCTGTACATCCAAGAACAGGATAAACACAACAATTATCTGAAGCGCTTCCAGCTAAAGCCCCACCATCAAAAGCTGTTTGAGTATAACTATTACCAGCGTTAAAATCACTAGGATTACTATTACACCAAGAGTTAGAGCCTCCACCTATTCCTCCACTATAATTTGTAGCAAATTGATCTAAACAACCATAAACATAAGGCAAGCATACGTTGTTAGGATTACTAGTAGCGTTTGGATCGTAATTAAACGCACCTGCATTTGTACAACCATAAAACTCACATGATCCATCGTCACAGGTAGCTGTTGCGTCATAGTTATTAGCAGAAGCGTCGGTGCAACCATAAATACAAACAATACATGATCCATCATCAGTATTAGCGTTTGGATCATAATTTTGAGCATTAGGATCTGTACAACCATAAATAACTTGTGGTGATGATACAGAACTTGGTATACCAAGACCTTGTAAACTTACCTCTGAAGGATCTATATTGTTAATATTAGTAGCTTCACCTTTAATATAATTAAACCACTTGCCTTCTTTTTCTATAAACTCATTAACCATACCATGTTGCTCTGTAGATTTTCCTTTATCTGTAACTATTGAGTTTACAAACCAACCATCTCTTGCTACAAGATTATAATATTCCTGATCATTGTATGTAACACCATTGACAACCGCGGTTGTTATTTGATCTATTTTAGAATCACTACCTTCATAGTTTAATGTGTTAAAAGATTTTACTATTTCAGGATTTCCGTTTAAAACAACGTTAACAGAAGATGAAACTTTATAATTACCATAAAGAGTACTATAAACTTCATAAGGATCATCAGGAAATCCTCTATAGCTTTGCCAAAGCCTACCTTCTCTAAAAGTGTAGTATCTATTATTTAGACTTATACCAAAAAAATCAAGTGGGTAGTTAGAACTAGTATGTAATATAGTTTCATCGTAATCTTTAATTCTTGAAGCCATAGACTTAAAGCTTACCCAACCCTTAGCATCTTCACTAAAAGATACAGTTAAATCTGAAAAAGTAACATTATAATTTTTCTTTTTAGCATCATAACTACCTATAACGTAATTTTTATTAAGACCTTCTTGTCTCATTATTTGTTCATCAGATAAAAAATAATCTGCAAACCAGTTACGCATACCAAACTCATGTATTGGAGTTAAACCGTCTCTTGATAATCTTAGCACAGCACCTCTTTTGGCATCTGTAAAATAAGCTCTATAAGATTCTGAAGTAAAAGACTCTGGGTTTTTAGATATACCATACTCACCAACAAAAGGAACTGCTTGTCCTAGTACGTTTGTAGACGATGTTAGATTTAGATTACCATCAGCGTTAAACAAAGCGTCTTTATTTGCTAAAACTTTTAAAACTTTATTTTCACAAAGAGTTATTAAATCAGTATCTCTAGTGTGTAGTTTTTGTATACTACCATAGCTAGGATTTAATTCTTTAACGTTACCTTCACCTATTATAAATTGATTTAAGTTATTTATACCAGACATTGAGTTGTATATACCTGAAAATATTAAACCATTTTTTCTTCTTTCTTCTTTATATCTACCTTCAATTACAGTTGTAGATACTTTAGGCCCATTATCTACTGTTACAGCGTTAAAATCATCACGTATTCTGTCAGATTCAACACCTATGTCATCACCAAAAACATAACAATTAAACCAATTTAAAGAAACTAAATTACTATGAAAATCTCCTTGTATACTAACCGAAGAATCGATAGTATAACCAGTATCATCAATATCATTTGCAACAATTACTTCTATTTTAGCACCTTTAAAAATTATATCTAATATAGTACCTTCTTCTAATCTTATTTCACCATCAACATTAGCTGTATTACCTAGATTAATATTTAAGTCAAAATCTACACTTTGTACTATAGCGTCTTCTTCAAACTCTGTATTTAAATTGTTTCTAGCAAGCCAAGTGTCTCCACTAGCATCTTCTACATTGCTATAATAATCAGGATTTGATTTTGATACCCTAACAATAGCACCGTTTCTTATTGGTTGAGCTGTTGAGTTAATTATACTTACAGGATATGAACCACTAGCTTCATAGTAAAGATCTATATCAGTATCTTGTTTAGGTTCTGTTTCCCATATTACAGGGCTGTCAGCTATTACTTTTTCGCTGTCACCTATTGAATATTGATCTTCTAAAATTTTTATAAAAGTACCACCCCCAACACCTTGAGCGCCTTCATGATCTTTATCTGTTGAGTGTGCTGACGCAGTGTCAGACTCAGTAGCCCAGGGATATGTAGCGCCACCTGTACATTCTTCACTAGGACAAGTTTCTATAGTGCCATCATCTCTTTCTATTTGAACATCTTTTAAAGTGTATAAAGGATTATAACCACTAGTATTATAAACTGGATTACCAAAATGCTTGTCAAAAGTTATATTCCAACCTACTCGAAGTGCATAAGGATTATTAGGTGTAGCTTGTGAACTTCCACTTATATCTTTTGCGTGACCTATTATAGAAAATGGTCCTTCAACCTTTGTTATAGTACGTATTTGAGGGCCACCATCTTCTCCTGTTTGATCGTCAGAAAATTTAACTTTAGTACCTACTCTTAATCTTTCGATAAAGTCTTTTTGCTCTGGATAATTATCAAGATTAAATTCACTTGCCGAAGGTATTGCCCCGTTATAACCATCTGCATCTATAACTTGCGTAAAAGCAATACTTATTTTTCTCGGTGTTGGGTCTTCATTAAGACGCATACCTTTTCTTCTATTCAACTGGTAATTATTACCAGCATTATATGGAATTGTTATACCACCACCTACATGACTTTCGTCCTGAGTGTTTCCAGCACCATACGGAGCAAAAGAACCTGTTGTAGTATTAAAGAAAAAATAAGTTCTATCTATATACCAAAATCCACCCTCAACCTCAGGGTAATTATTTGCTATAGGCGAATAATTACCACCATCATATTCATGAGTACCGATATAATGCCTTAGTATATTCATTGCTCTTTCAGCGTTTCCAGCAGGTGTGTAAAACTTTCTATTATAAAAACCTCCAGCTATATTTGTATTACCACATTGTGGTATCAAAGCTTCTAGCTCATTACCACTTCCATTTACTGGATCATAATCGACGCCAGCTGCAGTTCTTATTCTACTTCCTGGAACAGAATCTACACTACCATAAAGCTCATAATTTCCGTTAAAATCATTTTCATCACCACTATAATCTTTTCCAGCATATCTAGTAGTTTTACTAGTTGTTTTCATTCTTTCTAACTGTTTACCTTCTCCAGAGTGTAGATAGTACAAACGTTTTGAATCTACTTCAATCCAGTTTGTTTCAGGTGTAGTAATAACTTTGTTATCTACAATAGCATCTCTTTCTATTTTAACAAAAAACCTACCATCAAACCAAGACTTGTGTTCTTCTTTTTCTCTTCTAAACACTATTTTTGTTTCGTTAAAAGTTTGAACAACACCTCCAGCGCCTAAAACATAAGAAAATTCTATATCTTCTTCAAAAGGTTTTTCCATTGTAAACTCAAAACCTAAAGAGTCGCTACTGTTAAATATTTTATCTATTCTATACCACTGTGATCTTCCATTATATTGAGTTTCACTTTCATTTATTATTTTTAAACTAATTTGAACTTCTTCTTGACCAATGGTTAAAGGATCACTACTAGCAAGATCTTTTTCTGCTCTTTTTTGTTTAAATATAGCTATTAATTCTGTTAACTCGTTATGTCTATCTCCAGTTATTTCAAATATTTTAGAATCTTTAACAGGAATATTGGCATTGGCATTAAATAAACCAGTTTGACTAAACAAACTACCAGACACATCGTCGTAGGCTACTGTATCAAGAGCCGAAGCTTGTTGTTTTATAAAATCAGGAGCTTCATTTTTAACAGATAATATTTTATATCTAGCTTTTTCTTTTACAAAAGCACCATGAGCATCCTTTTTAAGTATTAAATAAGTTTCTTCATCAACCTTAGCTCTATCTGATGAAGGAAAAGAAAGCCAAACGTTACCGTCTTCAGCATCAAAAACTCTATCCATAGCTAAGTTATAGTACTCGCTAGAAGTTTCTTTTATAAAATATTTAAAACTTGTAGCCCAATCAGGAGCATCGTTTAAAGGTTTAACTGTTAACCTATGTTGTTTTTTAGCAATGTCTTTACTAGTTTTTATCACACCGCTTTCACCTGTTAACACTGGTGTTTGTCTACCATAATCATCTTCATAAACAATACCAACTTGATAAGTTCTAAGAGATTTTATTGAAGGTAGAGAATCAAAATAATTTCCTCTTGGTAATTGAAAATCTTGTTTTTCATAATCTTCTATGTTTACTTCAAAGCTACCTTTATAAGGTACGCTACTATCAGAGCCAGAATATAAATCGTAGTTTTGTAAATAATTACCATATACTAATCTATTAGCAACTACTTCTTGACTAAGCGCTGCTCTTGGCACATTATCCCAATGCCTTTGTGTTTGGTTTTCTGGTATTGCTTTAGATATAGTGTCACTAGTTATTTTATATGTACCTTTAAAACCAGAGTCTTCATCAGTGCTAATATTTGTTGTAAAACTATTATAATTATACTGAGAGTTCCAATAATTATAAGCTTGACCAGGTATAAAAGGATCATTTTTTGATATTGTATCAACAACATATATAACAGGTGATCCTGCTTCTCTATATAATATATCAACAGAAACAACATCATCTGGTATGTCTTGAGCTATAAACTGCTCTACATGAGCAGCATATAAAGTATTGACCATACCTAAGTTAAAACCTTTTGTAGGATGATAACTAAAACTACCTGGCGAGAAAGCTATTTGGGAAAATGGAGAAAAAGGTGAGTATTCACCGTCAGAATATTTCCATCTAGTTGCAAAGCGTGGAAACTTTTTTTCAAATATTAAATCTGGATCTGCTAAGTTTGTGACAGTATAAGCAGAACTATACAGATTACCTTTTTTAGTAATTACCTTACACTCAATTGGAGTACGCAAATTTATACTACTAGTATCTCCTATACTCTTTATTAAAAGCTCTATATCGTGATCAAACTTAATACCTTTACTCCACTTATCTTCTAAATCATGATCAGATCCATCAGGTATTCTTTCTACGGCTTTTAAATATAAAGTATCGCCTACGTTGTAATAGTCATGTAGTACATTGCCATAAAATTTACCTATTAAATTTTTAACATTTATTGTTACAGTACTACCAACCCCAACACTTGCCGCGTGAAAAGTATCAGGATATGGTTGTCCACAGTAAAGCTTTATAGAAGTAGAACCACTACTTTCTAATCTTAGCACAGGTGGTACTTTAGGTCCTTTTTTTATTACTGTTATATTTTCTTCTGCAATATTTATCCCAGAGTTAAAATCAATACCTCTTTCTGGAACTATTAATCTAGTGTTTACGTTACCACCATCAGAAGTTCCTTCTATAGACCTTGGTATATTTATTCTTTTTGGTTCTGTAAAATTATCAGTCCAAAACAACATATCATCTACAATATTAATACCAGTTATTAATCTCGTTTTATCGTATTGTAAAACACCTAAACTAACATCAACAAAAACAGGTATTAAATCATTAGTAACATTATTGTAACTAATAATCATATCTTTTTGATCAGAAGCTAATAACAAATAAAAAGTATTATTTTTATCATCTGCAATACCACCAACACAAACAGCATCACCTGGAATAGTATTAATAGATGGGTTATTACCTCTTATTCTAAAATTTCTTTTTATATTTTGCAATGAACCTACATCAGACTCTTCAGATGTAGAAACCTGTATATTCCAAGCATCTCTATATTGACCGTTAGGAACTAACCTTTCATCAAGGTCTTTGTTCATCTTACCACCGGTAAAATTATTTTTTAACTCTGGCATTTAATTAATGTTTTATTTGTTTTGATTTACCTCTAAATATTTGAGTTATTTCTTCTAATTTTATGTTTGATAATCTAAGTTTTGCTTTTCTAGTTTCTGCAAATCTTTCTTTTTTATATCTTCTAACTACATATTCTGGAACGTTTTGTCTTGTCGATAATATTGCGTATGCTATACACTTGTACATCGCTTCTTCGGCAAACTTATGTACTTTCATTTCTTCTTCTGTACCAAGACTATCACTTATATAATCTAATATCACAGTTTTTCCAGATAAGTTAGAACTAAAATGTATTTTTCCTAAATCACAATCTATATAATAAGAACCATTTACTTGAGCATGCTGCGGGTCTAAACCAAATCTTCTACCTTCATTTGGCCAGTATATATCATTTTGATAATCTTGATAATCATTAATATTATTTTCAGAAGGCTTATGTGATTTATAGTTTTTCCAAGTATTAGATGTTTCTTCATCACCAACTCTAGCTATAGATATATTATCTATAACAACATTTAAATCGAGCGCTGATGTGTTGTCAGTTGTACACTCAAGATAAACAGAACTAGGTACATAACCAGTTGCATTATTAACAATGCTATAGTTTGCGTTCAATCCATCTGCAGTAATTGTTTCTGTATAAGTACCATTAGCGCTTCTTGTAGTTGTAAGTGTTGGAATACCATTTTCATCTACTATAACAAAATTATAACTTCCAGTTGCATAGCTACTTATAGTATACGTTATAGTGTATTTTTCTCCATGTATTATATCAACTGAATCTTGTCTAAAAGCTTGAGATTCTGGTAGAGCATATCCTTTTATACTATTGTCTTCATAATACCAACCAGACAAATTAAGACCAGCTGCTGAAAGCGCAAGACCACTTCCCACAGGGGTTGGTGCTGATTGAGCTTGACCATCAAACCCTACGTTTAAATTCCAAGCGCCTGACCCGCCTTGAAAACTTCCGTTTTTTATTAAGTTTCCAGAAGGTAATAAGCTTTCAATGTTATTACTATAATCAGTGTCTTTACCAAATAAAAAATCACTGTTAGCATCTGTTTGATATTTTTTAGGATTTGAAGTTTTGCTTAAAGCAGGATATAGTACATGTTTTATACCAGAGCTGTCTACAGAAGATATTTTAGTATAATTAACATAATCCTGAGGTAATGGCATTGTTAAGCTTGGTTGTACTTCTGTTTCTATTGACTTGCAAGATTTAAAAACATCAAAACTTAATTCTTGCAAAGCTCTCTGTGCGTGATAAGCTACATCTATTCTTTTTATTTTAGATATTAATTTATCTTCACCGACGTAAGCAACTATAAATTGATTTACAATATCTTTTAGTGAAGTAAATTGATAACCACCAAAATCTTCATTGTTATAGTACTCTTGTTGAGTTTGATTTATTAACGCCATTTATTATCTTTTTTGTTGTATAACTTTTTTCTGTTCTTCTGCTGTAGAAGCTTGATAAACATTTACACCTGTATCGGCTAACGTTATTCCTGCTAAAGCTAATATTCTATATACAAGATTAGATTCTTCTGAATCATGTAGCTCAAAGTCTACACTAGCATTCATATTGTACAAGGCTTTACCACTAACAACAACATAAGCCCAATTAACAGTTTGAGGTCTTTGCACATAACTACATCTTATATTACTAGAATTTGCTATTAAATCATTAAAAGGATATATATCTATGGTTTTTCTAGGTAAACTATTTATAGTTCTTTTAACCGTTACATATACAGGGTTAGACAGTGTTGGAGAAGTTAAGGGCGAACTACTCATATTAACGTATTCGTTTTCATTAACTGGTTCTATTTCAGTAGAAACCCCACCTAAAACATGAGTTACAGTACCTACTTTGTAAGCGTCTTGTGGTATTACAAAAAAATCACCATTACCTTGAGCTAAGTTAACATTTGTAGTAAGCATGTTTACTTTTTCGTGTATAAACTCTAGTATGTCACCGTACTCAGTATCATTACCTGATACTCTACTAGATTGACTTGTATCGTAAAAGTATTGATTTAATATTTCTAGTTGAGCTTGATTAGCGTATAAATTAAATTCCTGAGGTGTTATATAACCTCTTTGTTCTTTATTAGCTAGCGCTAAAACTCTTTGATATACTGTGTTTATACTTATAGCCATATTATTTATCGTAATTATAAGGGAATAATCTATTTAAAGTTTCTTTTCTTTTACCACAGCCACAATCTTTACCTACAGCTTTACTAACCGTGTCTACAACTTTTTTAATCCCTGTTGCTTTTGTTATTTTTTCTATTGTGTCGCCTAAACCTTTTGATTTTTTATTTTCCATATAATTTTGTTTTGTATTACGATCGCCCCGTAGGGCGACCGCTCTACAGTTTGATTATTTTAATCGTTTTTCTATATTTGCATATATCTCCATACCTTCATCAGTTTTAAACCAATGCGCCAGAGCAGTGTATGGATGCTCGTCAAATGGTACTGTCATTACAGGTCTATCGTTAGATCCCCATAAAAACTTTCTTTGATCTTGAGATAATTTAATAATACCAAGCTCAACAGCTTTTATACCAAAATTTCTAAGTTGAACGTTATCATCAGCAGCTAATTCTAAGAACAAAGCAGGATTATTACGAGCAAATACTAGTAAATCTCTTTTAAGCTCCTTAGAACTCATCTTAGATACTTCAGAACCTTTTTCTACACGCATAATAGCTTCTGCTAAATCAATATCTATTTCTCTAGCTATGACTATTGCATCTGCTTCAAGTTCTAATATCTCTATATCATCTGCAGCTTCTTGTATCGGATTATACTCGTAAAACAATTTATTTTTATGTGGATGATATAAAGATAAAAGTTTTTGTAAAACTGTTTTTTCTTTTGGAACAAATAAACTACCATCTCTAAATATTATGTGAGCTAATCTTTGATCACCTTTCATTTCATCTACAAATACTGTTTTTTGATTTTCACAATATTTTAACTCCCTTTCATAACCTTTTTTTTCATCGAAAAAATATATTCCAGAACTTTTCATACTATAAGATATAGGTTTTTTGTTACCTACTAAATAATAAATTCTGTCTTTTATTTCCCATTCAGGTTTTTTAGTTTCAACTTTTTTAGGTTTTGGTGTTTCAACAACTGGTGTTTCAACAACAGGCACCTCTACCTCTGTGTTTTTTGTTTTTTTTGCCATAATATAATATATAATAAAATTAATAAAATAAAAAGCCGAGGCCGAAGCCCCGGTCTTTTAAAAGTGATTATTTTAATAACATAAAGTTATTAGCACCTTGAGTAATTAAACATCTTTCAGTTAACATATGCACTTGCATTGCGTCTAACGCAGTAGTAGCAGCACCAACAGAACCAGTAACCCAAGTTTTCATTCTTCGGTCATCAGTTTGTGAAGCTCTAAATCTTACGTGTAAGAAAGGTCTTTTCATACTAGCTCCTACAGTTTGGTCATAAACTGAAGAAGTACCAGCAGGAATTAAGACACCTCTAATTGCATTAGCAGCGTTAGCATCGTTAATACTTCCTCTAGTAGCTTTGTCATTTAGGTATCTAAAATCAGATTTGTAGAAGTCATAAGAACCTCTTCTGAAACCAGAAAAACCTAAATTTAACGCCATATCTTCAGAGTTGTTAAATACTCCGTAAGAAGTACCACCAGCTCCGTAAGAGTTCATTGAAGCTAACATATCATCAATAGCTAAACTAGTTGATCTGTTAACAAACATCATATACTCTTCAATAGCTCCTTGCTTGTCAAACTCAGCAAGTATTGCATCAAACTCAGCTAAATCAGTAGCAGCATTAACACCAGTAACACCAGTAGTAATATTACCTCTTGACTCAATAGCAGCGAATAAACCTTCAGTACCAAACGTATTACCAGCACCATTAATTAAAGTATCAGCAGAACCAGCAGTATCACCGTTAACACTTTCTAACATTGACATTTCAATGTAGTCAGCAAAACGAGCTCTTGTGTCAGCTTCAGCTTTTAAATACCATAAGTAACCTGATTGTCCAGTTTCAGAAGAAATTTCTACCCAACCAATTCTTGACGCATCAGAACCTGATACTTCGTAGTAATCTTTCATAATAATAGGTTTATTAGAAAAAGATTTGAAAGTAGGTTCGTTAGCACCTCTTTGATTAGTATCAGCTGCAGAAGCATCGTGATAATTAGTACCTTTACCAAATTCAGAACCATAAACTAATATAGTAGTAGTTTGGTTAGTGTTCAAAGCGGTAATAGTAGAGTTGTCATAAGTAGCTACAGTAATATCGTCTGTAGATACAGCTGTAACAAGACATTTAGTAACACCATTAGCATCAGCTAAAATAACAGTATCGTTAACTCTAATACCGTGTCTAACTTCTCCAGTATGTCCATTAGAAATACCTGAGTTATCAGAATCAGCACCGTCAATATCAGCTTGAACTAAAAATGATGTTGAATCAGTCATTTTACCTTTGTAAGAAAGGTGTAATCTACCTTGTTCAGACCATACTACTTGATCAGCAGTCATAGCCTCTTCTGCACCAACTTGAGCAAGGAAACCAGAAATTGTACGAGGTCCAAAAACCTCAGCTTCTTTTTCCATCAAGTCTGGCAGGTATTGCTGTGCCCAACCTTCATTGGCTGTACCAGCAAGGTCTAAGTAGTTTGAAGCTAGCGCTTGCTGTCTTTGAGCAGGCACGCTATTCAACAAACCACCAGGATTTGAAATTGCCATAATTTTGTAATTTTAAATTGTTATTTATTGTTTTTAATTTTAAACTTAAAATCAGAAGAATTATTACCTAATACTTTTACTTTCATACCTCCAACATTAATCTCTCCGTGAGCTTGTCTTGGATTCATATCAATATTTTTAGCTTTAGCAACGCTTGCTTTCATAGCATCAGCTTTACCTTGTTCGTAAAAGTGTTTTGCAATAGCATCAGCATTCATAGCTGTAAAAAGTGATTTATGATAACCTTTAGCGTCTGATAATGTAGCGTTTTTATCTAAAAACTTTTTAGTAAAATTGCTTATATCGCTTTGTGCTGTCTTAACTTCTTCAGCATTGTTTACATTAAATCTAAATTTTTTATCACCGACGTTATATTCAAAACCTTTGAACTTATCGTTAAAAACTTTATTAGTCTTTAATTTAAAAACTTCAGATTGTGTTTTTGCTATTTTTTTATTTTCTTCCGACTCTTTGTTATATCTATTAAAAAAATCCCAAGCTTTTTGTTGTTCAGGCGTAAGCTTTGAACCAGCTTTGATTTCTTCATAGTATCTGGACTTTTGCCCGTCCAAGTGGCTTCTAGCGCTGGCAACTTGCTCTTTAAACGCTAGTTTTTTTCTTTTTATTTCTCTATCAGAATCTTCTTCTTCGTCTACTTTAAAAGTATCTTCCATTAAGAAATTTATTTCATCGTTAGTTAAATGTGGTTTTGTTTGTTTATAATATTCAAACACAACATCGCTATCATTTAACTTACTATAATCTTGATTAAGTTTTACGTAATCATTTATATCACCACCAGTTTCTTCCATAAAGTCAACTAACTTTTGAATATTTTCTGGTATTGGTTTACCAGTAGCTTCTGCTTCTGCAATAGCTTCTTCAACTTTTTCTTCTACTTCCGCTACTTCTTCTTCAGTTGAATCTTCAGTCACTTCTTCTAATACTGTTGTTTCTTCTTGTGCTTCAGCTTCCGGTTGTATTTCTTTTTGTTCTTGTGTGGACTCGGCATTTTCAGGCTCTGTAACCACTCCGCTGTCGTCAGCGTTATCTTCTTTAGTTTCATTTTCTTCTGGTTTAATTGGTTTATCTAAATTTACTTTTATAACGTTATCATCTTGTTTTGATTTTTTAACTTTAACTTTAGTAACGTTTTCTTGTGTAGTTTCTTCAACTACGTTTTCATTTTTTTCTTCCATAATATAATATAATAATAATTAATAATTTTATCTAGGATCAAACACGCCTAAATCAAAACCACTTCCTAGTATATCATTACCTGCTGACTCAAAGTTTTTAGGTGGTTTATCAGCTTTTCTTTGATCAATCATTTCGCTTTGTTGCGTTGCTTGAATCCTTGTTCTTTCATCTTTACGATCTTCTTTTTCTTTCTCTACAGATTTTTTTGATTTAGCTTCTACATCTTTTAACTGCATGTTATATTGAAACTCTAAAGCCATTAACTCTTTTTTATAAGCTACTTCTTGTTCCATTTTTTGAGCTTCTATTTGAGCTTTTGCTTGCTCTAGCATAACTTCGTTTTCAGAAATTATTTTACTTTTTTGAACATCAAGTTGAGCTTTAGCTTGAGCAGCCTGCGTATTAGACTGTGTTTGTGCCTGTATGTTTTCTAACTGCATCTGCCTGTCTCGCTCTTGTTTTTTCTTTCTACGTAGTTTTAATATTTTGTTTGCTAGTTTTACATTGTTTATTTCTCTAACATCGATAGCATCTTCTAACTCTATACTTTGTTTTGATAAAGCTTGTTGTATATTATTTTCTAGTAACATTTTTTCTTCTTCATCTGGTTGTAATTGTATAAATATACCAAAATCGTATAAGTATAAACTAGATATTTCTTCTAACGTAGCAACGTTATGAACACCTATAGCTTGAACAAAAGCGTCTGCTGTTGGTGAATATTCTAATATATCAGAAATTCTAAGGGACAAACACTCTGCTGTTTCAGCCGTTAAAAATAAACCAGCTTGCAGTATATGTCTTGTTGCTGTGTTACTATTAGCAGCAGCTAATTTTTGCACACCAACTAAAGCGTTTTTATCTGGCATACTACCATCTCTAGCTTCGTTAAGCCCGGTAGTATCTCTAATCATTTGTAAATAATAATTATAATTAGCTATAAGAGCTTGCATTTTATTACCACCACTACCACTAGTTATTTCTTGTATTGGTACTTTGCCAGGGTTTAAATCACCATCTTGCGTGAACGATCTACCGATAACACTACCTGTTTGGAAAAACATATTTAAAGCTTCTTGCGGATTATAGTTTGTACCGTTACCTAAATCTATTTCAGCTAAACCATCAGCATCTAAATAAACACCATCTGGTACCATGCGCGACATTACTTGCTGTAGCTTTAAATGCGTAAGCTGTATCATATCAGCAAAACCAGTTATTCTACCAACTAAAGATTCTATTTTACCTTCGTATATACGTGGAGCTACTATACTATAGTTCATTTTAACTTTAGTGTAATCACTTTTAGGTCTAAGCATGTTTCTTGCCATCTCCCATTTTAAAAGTTTATTAGTACCTAGTATTATAGCGCCATCATATAAAACTTCTATAGACCTTTGTAATTTAGCGTATTGACCTTCTTTATTTTCAGGTGGATTAAATTGATCGTCTTTTTGAATTATTTTATCAGCACCAGTACCAGTTTCTTTAACCTTATAAACTTCGTTCATATAAGTTTTATAATTAAAATATAAAACTTGTATTGTGTTAGTATCTTCTTTGTCTTTAGTATAATTATTGTTATAATTAGATCTGTAAAAAGATTTATTTTTCATTATCTCATCAAGATCTTCGTGCTCTAAAAAAGGAAACTCTTTTGCTAGTTCATTAACAGGTATATGTTTTACTTCACCAACATAATATATATCTTCAAAATAGGGTGAATCTGTATATGAATAAACAAGGTTTGCTGGATCTACATACTCAACAATAGCACCTTCTGAAGTATTAAAACTAGTTTTAACAGCACCAATACCTAGAACTGTTAAATCATAATAAAAACGTTTTTTAATTAATTCATAGTTACTACCTTCTAACAACATGTTAATACCTTGCTCTTGAGCTAATTCGATAGCTTGCTTATATGATAGTTGCATGTGTAATGCTAACTCTTCTTCTGACTCGGGTAATTTAGAAGGATCGTTTTCATATAAATCAACACCAAACTTTTCTTTTGCAGAATCATTAAAGTCTCTAGTGTTCATGTCTTTTAACAAAGACTCCATATAAGCTGTTCTTTGATAAGCTCCATATTGATCTTGAGAAAAAGCTGTTACATCATAAGTTCTTTCAGCTATACCATTTACAACTATATCTACAAACTTAGGTATAATAGGAACAGGCGTCCAATCTAAATTTAAATAAGATAAATCACCGTTAATAGATAATTCATCTTTATATTTTTGTATTGACTGCTCACCTCTTGCATACAATCTTAATCTATGAAAGTCATTACGACTATTCATATATCTATTTAAGTTTCTATCATTATTAAACCACTCTGCCTCTATAGCTTTAGCGACTTTTAAACCATAGTCATAACTTAACTTTTCAGCATCACTTACAACTTGACTAGGAAAATAACTTTTATTAGAATATCCCATATTTATTCTTTGATTATTTGAGACATATTTCCATTGTTTGAAAACTTAGAAATATGTATATTTAATTTTGGTTTTTCAATTTTAACGTTTGGCGCATACAAATGTCTATTACAAGCCATTATAGCTAATCCACTACTTATCGTAGCATCAAACTTTGTTCTTTTATTTATGTCAAACTTAGCCCAATCGTTTAATAATTTATTAAAATAAAGATCTCCATAGCTTCCATCTTGTTTCATACCTACGTGATCTTGTATATACATTTCAATAGCAGCTGCATGAGCTTGTTTTATATCTTCACTAGAGTTTGGTATACCACCTATTTCTTTTTCAGCAACAGATAACTTGTTCCAAACTTTATCTGGTCTGTTCATACTAAAACCTCTGTAGCCTCTACGTCTTAAATAGTATAATAATCTAGGTTTATTATTTTCTGCTAGTATTGGCATACCATAAAATACTAATGCCATTAATACATCTTCAAAAAATATTTCAGCCGTAGGTGGTCTTGATAAGTATTCTAAAAAGAAGCTGTTAGCAGGAGCGTCCTCCATGCTGAACTTAGTTAGTCCGTGAAGTGCTCCTTTTGAACCTTCACCATCTACGGTCCCGGATATATCATATGAGTCACAACCAAAAGCGCCCATGTGTTCATTGCCAGGGTATTTAATACCGTTCTTAATTACCACTCTATTTTGTAGTTGTTGTTTAGGTGTCCAGCTAATTTTAAATCTACCTTTTGGATCTGGATAAAATATAACACTAGTATCTTTAATACCATTAACCCAAGCAAAGTTACCTTGTGTTACACCTAAGCTACTACTTAGTTCTTCATTGTAATCTATTTGTTCATATATTTTTACTAAGTTAAATATACTGTTTTTTGTTTCATCTCTAAATGCATGTTCTTCAGTACGTGGAAACTGGCGGTAAAATTCATTTAAAGCATCTTGATCATCTTTTAAACCATCAGCTTCATTTTGCCAGTTATCTATTACACCTACGTCTATTAGTTCACCGTCTGGGGCGAAGACATCTGTGTCAGGTGTAGTAAATACTGGAACTCCGTACTCATCAATAAATCCTTCGTAGTTCCATTCCATTGGGATAAACAAAGAGTATAAACCAGACTTTGTTTGGCCATTTCTATTTCTCTTAGTGACATCGGATGCGTTATATAGTTTTTTAAAATTGTCTCCACCTTTATCTAATGAGTTTGAAGTCGAGCCCATCATACATTTACCTACTATTCTACTACCTAATCGTAAACATGTTTTAGTTACTCGCCAGTTATTTAATATGTTATCAGGTCTTTCCCACTTACCGCTTTCATCGTGTACTAGCAAGTTTAACTTTTCACCGTCATAACTATTATCACCTGTGTTTTTCCAGTCAATAGTTGTATCTAAACCTTCTAAGTGTTCAACTTGTTCGTTAGCTGTTATCTTTTTTCTCGTAAATTTACTGGCTGGTACTCTATACGCAAGCTCTGATTTTGGCCTGTCCATACCATCTTGTATTGGTTTAAAGAAAAACGGGTAGTTAATACTAATTGGTACTACTTTATCTGTAAACATTTTTTTAGCATCAGCACCTGTTTTAGATAATATACCAAATCTACTATCACTCGCCAATGTAGCTAAATTAACTGTTTCAGCAGATGACATAAAGCTAAAACCGCTACGACGATTTTTAAGATAACACATACCATAACATCGTTTGTCTGCTTTACAAGCTTCCCAGAATATATAAAATAATCTATTAGCCTCTCTAAAGTCTGGCGCACCTACATCTATTTTACTCCATTGTAAATACATGTAGTGCGCGCCTGTTATGTATGTTGGCTTGTTGTTATTTATAAACCAAAAGCCTTCGTCTCTACGTTTAAACTCTTCGTCTATATAATCAAACCATTTGTCTTTTTGCTCTTCTGGATATGCTCTCCAGTCAAATATATTTTTAAGCCTTGATAATTCTTTTGGTTGTTCTTGTTTTACCCACTTATTTAGCTTATGTGCTTGCAATTGCACTGGTCGTTTTGGCAACGCAATTCGCAAATTTTGTATCTCAAGTATTTCACCGATTCTACCAGTTTTTGATATAACGATAATATCGTGTTCTTTATTATATCCATATTTCCATTTTTTAGATTTATTAAGTCTACTAATTGTAGTTTTTTTTACAGGCTCTATAACCTTAACTAAACTTTGCTCGTACATTACTTAGATCTACCTTCTGCGAATCCTTTAAAGACTTTTTCCTTTCTCTCTTCAGGTGCTTTGCCCTCAAGCAAGTTTTCTTCTTCTTGTATTCTGTTAAGTATTTCAAACGCGTCAAATATAGCTAGTTTTTTAGTAGCTGCAGCGTTTTTTAGTCTATCAGCAGAAACATCATCTTCTGTATTAGTAATAATTTTTTCTCTAGCTACATTGATAAGTTCTTCAACCGCTCTGTGCCCAGCTTGGATTATAAGTTTCTTCGTTTCCTTGATATTCATATTTAATTGTAATAAATTTAGATAAAACTCTATATAATTTTTGTCCGTCTATTACGAACTCATATTCGCTGTTAGGTCTAAAACCAACTAAATCACCTTTGTTAAAACCTTTATCAGCGTATTCTATTACACCCATTAATGGTTGTTCTTGATCAATGTTAAACTTATCAAAACTTTTTATTGGTTTTACAAAACAATAACCAGGCATTGGTTTCCACTGTTTATCGTAATAAGCAAATATTTGATCTTGTGATATAATATAAGTATCTTTTTTAAAATAGTTTCTGCTATTTTTCTCTATACCTTTCATGTTGTGCCATCTGCGAAAAACATTATGATGCACTATTATTTTGCTACCAGATTTTATATTGCTGTAGTTAATCAAAGGCATAGATATAACTTCTGCTTCACGGTTAATATACTGATGATTAAATATTTCAGTGTTAAGTATTAAATCTTTATCACCAACTTTTTTACTATTATTATATCTACCACCTTTTGGTTTTACAACGTAGTTGTAAACGCTTCTCATTAGTACTCTAGATTATATTCTACAGACACAGCCATGTTTTTATTAAAGTCTTTCCAAGGTAATACATTTTTATTTTTTCTAATATAAATAGAATACTTATCTTCTTCTTCTAATATATCACAAATAGTATGACCGCCGTAAACTTCTTGACCAACTGCATAGTGCATGGCGTCGTTTTTATAGTCTTTACCTATACTAATCTTTCTTATCAGCTTCGCCATTTTCTGGATAGTTTATTGTTCCGTCTTCAATATTAATATCAAATGTACCATAATCTTTTTCAAACTCACTTTGTAATATAGTTATTTGATCGTTAATACCAGCTATGTTATGAAGAGCGTTGTGTTTTCTTGATTCCATAATACCAACTTCCATTTGAAGCTTGTTTACGCTACTTATTAAACCTTGAACTTTTTTTAACTGCTCGTCAGTAATTTTTTCAGGTTTAACGCCTTTTAATTCTTTAATTTTTTTACTTGTGTTTTTTGCCATTTTATTTAATTTAATTGTTAATATTTATCCTACACTAACTAAGTAGTTATATAGCTCATTTCTTTCAGAAGTACTAAGCGAGTCGTTACAAACAACAACTTCATACCAGTTAGATTTATTTGTAGGTTTACCCATACCGTTTAAACCTATCGCTGTAGACGTAGCTACATTTAAACTATCACCATCAGCAGCTGTACCAGCAACATTATCTTTGTAGATGGCAAGATCACCATTAGAAGCTCTTTCAAACCCTACAACAAAATCTACACCAATTCCTATTTCGTTAATAGTAAAATCATGTCTAGTACCTATTTTTATACGACCTTGAGTAGTGTTAAATAATTTTAAGAAATCACCACCAGTACCATCCATTAAATCATCAGAGCTAATTACATTTGTTCCACTACCTCCTGCCCAGTTTATTTTAAAATAAATAGCAAAAGTTCCTAAAGACAAAGGAGAACTAAACACTATGTCATCGTCTACTGTTTGAAATAAAATTGTACCATCACTTTGCAACTGTGGCATATCTGTAGCATCGTTTATTACTGTAGGTCGCGCGTTGTTTGAGCCTTTTTGATCAGCCCAACCAGTTACAGCGTTAGCGTCACCACCTACTTCGTCTACAGTGATACCAGTATTAAACTTATACCAATGTATTAGTTTACTACCAAGATTTGTTGGAGCCCAACCACCTGGGTATTGATTAGCAGTTATACTATTACCTAAACCTAACATTATTCTCCAAAGTAACAGATTATACCATTATCGTTTGCAGCATTCATTGTTACTGAACTAAATCTACCATATATTGTTACTCCTTTAGGAAAAGTAACACTAGTATCTATTACAACACTATTGTTAGCTGTGTTTGCGGTGGTTCCTGTACCAAAATAAGTATCAGCGCCGTAAACTTGTTCTGGTACTAAAGCAGATAATACTATGTCATCTAAAAATGTAATAGCTACTATAACTTTACCAGTTGGAGGTGTTAAAGCGCTAGATCCAGCTTGTAAGTGACCACTACCAAGTTGACCAAAGCCGTATGCTACTTCTGTTGAATTTTGTCCCATTATTTTTTTACTTTTTCTAGTGATCTACCGCCAAAATAAGCACCGATCACTGTTATTAATACTAATTGCAATAAGTCTGTCCATTTGTCTTGTACTTGAAATGTAATAACACCAGCATCGATAAATATTAATAATACTGTTGCTACTACTAAAAATACTAAGACTAATGGTCTTATATTTTTACTTAACCATGAATCACTGTTCATGTCTAACTTCCATCTCTCTGTTACTTGCTTTTGCATCTCAGCTTCGTAACCCATAATCATATCTTTAATTTTTCTTTCAGCATCTAGTTTTTCTTCTGCAGATGTATGTAAGTTATCTATAACTCCACCTACGTTTTTAACTAGCTCTGCTGTTCCTTTTGATAATAAATTTCCTATCATATTTTAATTTTTAATATCCACCGCCGCCTCCACCAGAAGGTGTTGAAGCTGGAGGTGTGTATATTGGTTGTTGTACAGGTTGTGGTGTTTGCACAGGTTGAGCAACTGGTTGCGCAATAGGCTGTACTGGTTGTATTGGTTGTGCAGTTTGCATTGGTTGCATTATTTGCATGTCATCTTTTCTAACTACAAACACTTTTTGTAATTCAATGTGATTTTCACCTGACATCCATCCTTTTCTTCCATTAAAAAAATGAACGTGAGTTCCTTTTAATTTAAACTTTTCACCCCAACGCAGCGCTTCCCACTCAGCGCTAAATAAAGGTATTCCATCAATTTTAGTTAGTATACCCATTTATTATTATTTAAATATTACCATTACCACCATTTGCTTCTACTTCCCAAGGAAAATCATGATCACCGGCTTCTTTTGCAACACCGTCTACTATAATCATATCTTTACCATTAATAGTTTTTCTTGGATAAGTAATACCGTTATATTTAACAAAGTCATCACCATAAGCTAGCTTACCTATTTTCATATCAGTAGCATGACGCATCTCATGATTTACAACTTGTTTTTCTTCTTGACTACCAGGCTCTATGTTTTGATTTATATATATACTACCATCCATGTTAGCCTCACCCATTATACCTTGTCCTAATGGTTTTCTAATAACAGGTGTACCAGGAACAGACGCATCACTACCAGCTTCTTGGCCAAAGCGCATTTTAGAAGTTATATTGCCACCGTGCATATACGGAGTTCTATTTTTACCTAGTTTAAATCCCATTATCTATCTTTATCTTTTATCATATCATCTATAGCTTTATTATAAACTTTATCTGTATATGATTTGTTATTAAAAAATATACTACGTTCAGATGTAGGCATATCTTCTTCACCTAAAAGTATTCTGTATATTCTACTTATCATTTGACTACATTTAAAAGAAACTTTAAATACAGAGTATTTTATAGTTGTTCTATTTCTATGTCTCCATACTTCTATCCAACCATCTCTTCGTAATCTCTCCCAACGGTTTTTGTCCCATGAATATGTGTAAGTACCGTCTAAAAACTCTTGTCGTGTAAATCTTTTTTTACAATCTAAATAAATTAATAATTCTAAATCTGCATCTGTTAACCCGTAAGTTTTACAGACCCACTTTCTTGTGAGCCTGTAATACTTAAGGATATTCATGTCACGCAGATCTTGCGCGGTTAATCGCATTTACTAGTAACTAGATTCTGGTGTATATATTAAACCATCAATACCAAGACCATTGAGCTCTTTAGCTAGTCTTGTTTGTCCACCGTGACCATCAATAACAGTTACGATTCCACCATGTTTATTTCCGTTAACAATAGCGTTAATACCATTAACAATATCTTGGTATTTAGCGTTGTCATGGTTAATTGCAACCACGTCATCTGTGCCATCATTTTTAAGAGATTTAAATCTTAAAGTAGTTTGTCCAGTTGCTGTAGCTTCTATACCTATTAAACTACTAGCAGGGTACATAAAGCTAGTTTCAAGACCTTGTTGAAAAGTAATAACTACTTTATCATCGTCTTCAAGAGTATAACCACTATCAGCATCTTCAGTAGAGTTATTTAAAGTAATAACGCTGTTAGAAGTTGTTTTAACCGCTCCGTTAGCTATTGACAATGTAAGCTCGCCACCAGCACCTGGATGTGAGTATGCTGAACCAATGTTAGAGTTAGCAGCGTCTTTTGGTATAACTACTAAACTAGCTACCTCTGTAATACTGTCAATATCATCTCCACCTAATCCAGTTATAGTATTAAGTGCTTGTCCTACACCATCATTTTCACTAGTGAAAGTTGCTGGTCTAAATTTTCTAAAATATAAATAAGTTTCCATATTATCCTGTTGTTATTGTCATTGCAGATATTTCAGATATACCAGTAGCACTTATTGCTCCTTCGTTAGAAGGTAAGTCACCGTTTAAATCTTTAATAACTGTAAAGTTGTTAGTATTATTTCTATTTCCGTTAGCTAGTTCAGCAAATTTATCACAAACTGTTTTATGTTCACCGCTTGTAATAGTGCAAGAAACATCATCGTTTCCTGGTCCAGCGCCTTCTCTATCTTCGAAAAAGAATTCTAATGTTGTTACGTTTGTAGATACAGCCCCTAAGAATCTAGATCTTGGGAACATTATAGCATCTTTATCCGCGTCGTTATCTCCGTCTTTTGCGAAGAATAAATAATTTTCTGCCATTGTAATAATTTTTTATAGAGTAACAGCTTGAACGCCTGTTATATCTGGGTGAATATACTTGCCATCTACATCATCTGCTATTTCTACAACAGAACCATGTCTTGGATGACCTCCTAATGAGTTTGCCAAAGCTTGAAAAACTCTTTTTTGCTCAACGCCTGCAGCTCCATCTGTAACGTTTAATGTAACTAAAGAAGTTCCAGTTGCAGCTCCATTTGTTTTTTCAAAATCTAATGTAATCTGACCAGCAGCTTGTACAATTGCTCCTCTAAATTTATCAGGGTTAATTGTTAAACCAGCTGTAACAGAATCCACAAATTTTACCATTGTTGCCATAATTTGTTTTTTTTAATTAATAATTTGTTTTATGTTTTAAGTTTTAGGTTTTTGGATTATGGTTTAGGCTTAATCTACTAGAACAACGTCTCTATCTTGAATAACTCTGTAAAGTTTATCATTAAATGAAATATCGTGTCCAGCATGTTTATCGTAATATATCGTGTCTCCATCTTTTAATACTTCAACTAAATTACCACACGATATTATTTTTGCTTTTATATAACGGTTGTCTGCATCAGTATCATCCGTCATTATAAGACCAGCAACCTTTTTAGGCTCTAGTTTTATTTTATCTACTATTATATATCTATTTACTGCCTTCATTTACACGTATGTTTGAAATTACACAATCGGCAGATACTATAGTAGTTACAACAGAAACCGCATTTTTAAGTGCTGACTTAGTAACAAGCACTGGATCTATGATACCAGACTTAATCATATCAACACTTTCACCGGTAACTACATTAACACCTAAACCCTTTTTAGGGCGGGGTGCCACTTGTTCTAAACCAGCATTTGCTAATATAGTATCAAATGGTGCTTTAATAGCATTAAGTAGTATTTGTTCACCTACCGCGTCAGCGGTAATTTTTTGAGATGCGTTTAGTAGAGCTACACCACCACCTGGCACTATACCTTCTTGCAGCGCTGCTTTTGTAGCATATATTGCATCTTCAACTCTATCTTTCTTTTCTTTCATCTCAACTTTAGAGTTAGCACCTACCATAACTACACCTACGCTACCTGATAGCATTGCTAATCTTTGTTGGTGTTTCTTCTTTAAAAAAGGATTTTTATCTTCTTTATCAATTAACTTCTGTATAGACTTAACTCTTTCCTCTAGTTGTTCTTCTGGTGCATCTATAGTTAACACTGTATTTTTATCATTAGTTATAGCTGTATGCGCTTCACCTAAACAATCTATATCTATTAAATCAAGATCATCACCTAGTTCTTCGTTTATTACTTTAGCACCAACTAAAAATGCAAAATCATCACATGTATCTAGTTTAGTAGGACCAAAGCCTGGTAAATCAATTATATTTACTTTGATGTTACCTTTTACTTTGTTCATAAGTAGTGCAGCTTTAACTTGCTGTTCTACTGGAGCAACTATTAATAACGATCTTTTGTTCTTTATAACATGTTCTAATACCTTTTGTATCTTACGTATGTTAGGTATTTCCGATGTAACGATCAATACTAACGGATTATCAAGCTCACAAACTTGTTTATCTTTATCGGTAACAAAGTGTGGTGATGTAAGTCCTGAATCTACTTGTACGCCGTCAACTACCTCGACGTATGTTTCTTCAGTTGGAGACTCTTCCATTAATACCACACCATCTTTACCTACTTTAGTATAAGCCTCTGCTATAATCTTTCCTAGTTCGCTATCGTTATTACAACTAATCGAACTAACAGATTCCAGCATATCGCCCTCGATCTTGACAGAAGTCTTATCTAGGTATTCATTTACTTTTTTAAGTCCAGAATTTATACCGTCTTTTATTTCTCTAACAGTAGTATTACTATTATTTACTTCTTTTAGTAAAGATTCAGCAAGGACAGTAGCTGTAGTAGTACCGTCACCTGCTTCTCTTACTGTATTTCTAGCAGCTTCTTTAATAAGGGTTGCACCCATATTTTCAACCGGGTCAAACAAGACAACAGATTCTGCTACTGTTACACCGTCTTTTGTTATTACCGGTAAACCACGCGCATCTTCGTAAATAACACACTTACCAGATGCTCCTAAGGTTGATTTTACTGCTTTTGCTAGCTTTTCTACGCCAGCTATTACCTTGTTTTTAGCGTTTTCGCCGAAATTTACATCCTTAACGAACTCGCTAGGCTGATTATATTCCATATTTGATTAAATTTAATTAAATTGTACTTCTATTCGAATGTTTTTACCACTTTTGGGCCTTTTGTAGCCTCTAATTTTTTAGAGAAATGGTCGATGCTGCCATCAATTGCTGCTTCTGCACCTTCTATGGTTTCTCTACGCGTAACATCATGCCAATTTTTATCATTTTCTGGATCATTTACTTCAGTTTGATAAAAACCGTTAGGTAATTGTGTAATTCTCCAATTACTTTTGTCAGCTAGATGCTTCCA